GAGGGAAATGCGGCAGATCCAGCGACAGGTAGTTGATCTTCTTCGGCTTCGCCAGATTGATGACGATGCCGTCCAGGCTCTTGTGGTTCAGCGGCAGCGGCGGCGAAGCCCAGAACCGCTGGGAATCGGCGACCTTCGGCGGGGAGGTCTTCTGCGACGCGGCGATCACGTCCTCGATCTTCATCCCGCCCACATAGAGCTGGGACACCGCAGGCAGCCCGAAATCACCCGGGAGCTGGAAGTCGGGGGTCTCGGTCACGGGCGGCTGCTCCTCCTATCCATGGGTCGGCACGACCCGGCGGGCTCCGCTGTAGGGATGCGAGACGATCGAGCCGTCCCCGGCCGTCTGGGACACCAGCGCTTGCCGGGGGTCGATCAGCGCGTACTCGGGGCGGTAGCTGATGGTGCTGCCGTCGTAGAACTTCACCCGGTCGTAGTTGGTCTTGCCCCGCTCGGGCCCGCCGTCATAGGTGAGGGCGTTATAGCTCTCCACCTTGGTGACCTCGTTGACGTAGCTCCACTGCTGGCCCTGGCTAGCCGAGAACGGCGGCCGGGGGATCACCTTCTCGATCCCCTTGGGGTTGGCCCGCTTGTCGTAGGCGGTGTACAGCAGCCGGTAGATCGGATCCTGCTCGTCCTGCGGGATGACCCGGGCCACCACCTCCCAGAACTCGCTGTCGGCCCACACCCCCGCGATGGGGGCCTCGTCGTGCACCGCCACGCCCCGGTCGTCCACCGTCGCCAGCGTGAAAGCGGGCTTGAGCACGTTGATCACCCGGGCGATGCCGTACAGGTCCTCGGCGCGCTTGCGGGCGCTGTCCGGGTCGGAGACGTCGTAGGTGGTCTTGGGCCGCACCACGAACTCGTTGCGGGCGTCCAGGCCCAGGTTGCCCACCTGGAAGGCGTTGGAGATCTGCGCCCAGGTGTATGCGCCCATCGCCTCGTAGCTGCTGAAGTCGGTCTCCACCTCGTTGTAGGAGCGGGCGATCCCGGCCTCGCCGTGGCTGTCCAGGATCGACCAGACCTCGTACAGGTCGCACTCCACCCCGGTCAGCGCCTCGGCCAGCGCCTGCATGCCCATCGGGGTGCCGCCCAGGGTGATCGCCTTGGCCAGCTTGATGATCCGCTCCCGGAAGATCGCGTCGTACTGGGCGATCTCGTCCCAGCCGTCGGGAGTGCACACCTCCTCCATGGGATCCACCGGCAGCGCCCCCAGGACGCCTCTGCGGGCCCCGAACAAGGAGCCGTAGAACCTGTCCAGGTCGTAGAAGTGCGTGCCGTCCAGGGCCTGCTCAAGCTGGCACAGCAGGTACCGCTTGCGGAGCTGCCCGACGCCACCCTCGCCCAGCAGCGCCTTCATCAGCCGCATCAGGTGCGAGGTGGGCCGCAGGTCGTACAGGTCCTCGGGGAAGTGCGCCAGCCGGTCGTAGGTGGCCACGTCCGGCAGCACCATGCCGGTGGCAGTGGGCAGCTCGACCGCCAGCGGGCTGGAGGTGACCGTCTGGAGCTGGAGCAGGCTGGTGGCGACCGTGGCCTGCTGGTCGAAGATCGACGGGCTCTGGACGACGATGCCGGTGAAGTTCTCGGTCATCACGTCACCCCGAAGCTGTTCTGGGCTCGCACCGAGATGTGCGTCAGGCCGAAGGTGGGGGCCTCGTCGTCGGCGAAGACGATGTCCTCGACCCGCCCGTTGGCGTCCACGTAGCTGTCCACCACGGTGGTGCCGATCACCCGCTGGATGCCGACCGTGAAGGCGTTGGGGGTGGCCGGGTTCCAGCTCGTGACGTCGTCGGCGTGCAGGAAGCGCACCGCGTCCACGCCGGGCACGTTGTGGATCGTCTGGAGGACGTCGGACGCCTGCACCACGGTGGCCAGCCCCAGGTTGGACAGGTAGTCCGCCAGCGCGGTGTTGATCGCAGTGTTGACCACGTTCTGATCCACATTGAAGTCGTAGATCAGCGCGATGTTGAACTTCAAAAAGATGCTCTTGGCCTGGTGCGCCATCGCGTCGGTGCCCACCAGCCGCCAGCGGTCGATCTCCTGCTGCACCGCGTGCGGGACGCTGTTGAAGGTGTAGTCCAGCGAGAACACCGTGTCGTTAGCCGGGGCCGACCCGGCGTGCCATTCCAGCCCGAACAGCGAGCGCGGCCCCCAGCCGAAGGGCGTGTTGTGGTGGACGATCTGGTAGGCGTAGGTGACGCCGCCGGAGGACGTGCCAAGCGGGTGGTCGGCCGTGGCCAAGCCGTAGGTGGTCCCGCCGACCACCACCGAGGCGGGCACCGTGATGATCGGCCCCCACGCCAGCGGGATGAAGATGTTGGCGTTGGCCGGGTTGGTGCCGTCCGGCCGCAGGTAGTCCAGCCGGTAGTACTGGCTGGAGCTGGTGTTGTTGAAGGTGAGCGTGTTGCGGAAGACCACCGTCTGGGTGGCCTCCATCGGGCGGGTGCCCGCGCACCACACGTCGATCCTGTTGTTGATATTGTTGGCCAGGTCGTTGCGGGACGCCGAGGGGACGTACTCGAACTCCACGTCGATCAGCGTGCCGTCCGGCAGCGCGGTCGCGCTGAGCACATCCACCTTGGGCGGGTTGACGCTGGTGTTCCAGACGTAGTCCACCCCCGGGATGGCGATGTCGCCCAGCTCCAGGTTCCGGCCGACGATCTGCGAGCCGTTGTAGTTGTACTGGCTCTGAGTGACCGTCGAGACCGCCTCGCCGGAGACGATCTGGAGCTGCTCCCTGCGCCGCCGGGAGGCCCCCACCACGTTGGCGGCCGAGCAATCGGGATCGTTGAGGGCAATCCCGAGATACATGCTTTCAGTGCCCGCCATGTTGCGGAAGACCGTCTTCTTCCAGCGCTCACGCAGCTCGGAGTCGGTCTCCTGGGCCGCCCCGCCGGTGAGCGCCTCGGCGTTGATGACGGTGGCGATGTTCTCCAGCGGCTGGAGCGGATACAACGTGCCCGGCGGGATGTTGCCGTCCGGACCGGCCGAGACCGCCTGCACGGGCACGTTCACGCTCAGGTCCCCGACGTCCATCACGGCGGCGGTGATGGTCTGCACGGCCACGCTCGGGTCCCCGGCGTTGTTGAGCTGGAAGTTCACCGGGATCGCGATGATCTTGTCGGCCGCGCCCGAGCGGCTGAAGGTCACCGTGCCGGTGGCGCGCTTGGCCGGGATCCGCGACAGCCCGAACAGCGCCACGAAAGCGTCCAGGTCGCCCTCGGTCTTGGAGTCGATGTCGTAGGAGTAGGTCAGCAGGTGCTGATCCACGTACGCCTCGGAGATCGCCTCCCCGACCGCGTCCAGGATCTTGCGCGTCACCGACCCGGTGGAGGTGTCCAGGTCTGGCTCGGTGATCGCCAGATTCTTGCGCATCGCACTGACGATCTCGGCCTGGGACGCCATCAGCCCTCCCTCGTCGTCTCGGTCATACGGTGGTCACCGTCCGGGCGATCGTCAGCAGCTCCATGCTCTGGGTGGTCAGCTTGAGCTTCACCCGGATGGAGTCGAAGGCGATCTGGGTGTCGATGTCGTCCAGCCGGGACACCACGTCGGCCGTGGTGTAGCGCGAGCGCCTGCCAGCCAGCGTGTCGTTGACGATCTCGGCGCGCTGGATGTCGATGTAGACCTGCACCACCCGGGCCGTCTCCGAGCGCACCAGCAGCTCGGTGTCGGCGGTGATCGGCCGCCCCGCGTAGGACGGCAGCACCGAGCCCCAGTTCGGGTGGAAGCGGTCGGTCCCGTACTCCTCTCCGAGCGCCAGCGCCAGGTCCTGCCTGATCTTCGAGCTGCCGGTGATCGTACGATGCCCCTGCGGACCCACCACCAGGTCCCCGCCCTGAAGCATGAGCGTTTTCACGGCCACCTCCCGTCCACCCCTTCGGAGGCCCAGGCGGGAGGCGGGCAGTGCGACGCCAGCGCTAGTAAGCCTCCCCGATCGGCCACCGGCAGCCCGACAGGGCGATCCAGGTGGCCCCCGGGTCGGGATTCTGGGTGGAGACGTTCCCGTTGCTGGCGACCCTGATCTGCACCGTGGTACCCCCGGCCGACGGGCACAGGAAGGTGTGGTGCGCGTCGGGCCGCACCTGGGCGGGCAGATTGAACAGCACGGTCCCGGCGTCGATGGTGCCGCCGTCGGCCACCCCGATGAGCCCGGCGGTGCCGTCGGCGTACTCGATGAAGCGGACGTCCTGGTATCCGTTGCCGAAGTTTCCCCAGCCGTTCTGGAAGGCGACCGCCACCGCCGCGCCCCGGATGATGTATTTCCCCTGCGGCATGGTGATGCCGCCCTTGGCCGTGATCGGCCCGTCGGTGGAGATCCCGGCGACCGAGTGCAGCGGCCCCACCGCGTGCGTGCTGCCCTCGATCGTCACGTTGCCCGTGATGCGGTTGAGATCGTCGTCGTCGGTGGCGATGTGGGCCGAGAAGATCCAGGGGCCCATCGAGCGATCCACGTACCAGTACTCGCCGACGCCGGGCAGCCGCCCCCGCCCGGCCTGGACGCGGTAGGGGATCTCGGTGGTGAAGCCCTGCGCGTCGATCACGATGGCCACGCCGCGCTCGGGCACGACCTGCTCGACGCGCACCCGGCGGTACATCATGCCGAGCGCGTTGGTCGCGCCGTTGACCGGCTGAGCGGCAGGAGGCATGGCTACTCTCCCCTCTTGCCGGGCACCGGCTGGAGGCCGCCCGCCACCGGCAGGCCGATGAGCGCGTGGCTGCGGTCGTTCAGGCTCTTGGGCAGCCGCGCCGGGGCCGCGATGTTCACCGCCGTGGAGAATCCGCCGTTCTCGCCGAAGCTGAAGCTGTGCGTCACCGTGGTGACGTACGCCTGGAAATCGAAGGCGGGGATCTGAATGAGCATGCCCGGCCACAATTCCGGCATGAACGTCAGCGGAATGTCGGCGTTGTACTGGTAGGCCCACTGCCGCATGAACAGGAACAGCGCGCTGAAGAACTGCCCCTTGGTGCCGACCACCCCGGGGAGCTGCTGGAAGTCGGGCCGGGCCCCGAACCGCTTGTAGATGTAGCTGATGAAACTCTGCGCGTCGTCCTTGGTGGCCTCCAGGCCGAACAGCGCGTACATGATCGAGGGCACGTCGATGGTGGCGATGCCGACCGTCAGTGCGGCGTTCAGGATGTCGGCGGGGGTGGTCATCCCCGACGCCAAGTCGATCTGGTTGGTGGCCGCCGCCGCCGTGGTGTACTGGTGGGTGACGAAGAAGTCGTCCGACCACTCCACGTTGAAGTCGCGGATCTCGATCGGCTCGACGACCATTTTGGCGGCCGTTCCCCAGATTCCGTAATAGTCAGGAAACCAGCCGATCAGATCGCCATTGGGGGCCGAGGAGAAACTCCGCATGGTGGCGTTGAACAGATTCTTCAGATACGGCAGCAGCGGCTGGTCGTTCAGCAGCGCCCGGATGCCGGTGAACGTGGAGGAGTACAGCGCCTCCTGCGAGTTCATGATCGGCGTCCACGGATTGTTGCCGAACAGCTTGTCGTAGGGGTCGTTGGGGTTGTACCAGGGCTGGTCCTGGGCCCGCTCGATGGGGATCTGCGGGGCCCCGCCCATCTCCCCTCCGGCCCCGGGCTCGTCGGGGTTGTAGGTGCCGCCCGAGCCGATCGAATACTCGATGTTGGGCAGCAGGTACGCCTGGGTGAAGTACCCGGCGATGGCCTGCGCGCTGCCCCACTTCTTGACGTTGACGCCGTCCGCCTTGTTGTGCGCGCCCACCATGTGCTTGCCGTCGCCCACGCTCATCTCGACGTGCCCGCCGCTGGAGGTGAACATGATCGCCCCGGCGGTCTTCGCCCCCTGAATGGCCGAGATCTTCCTCCCGTGCCGCTTGAGGTAGGCGATCTGGTCCCAGGTAACGCGCGGCAGCCCCTTCAGGCTGCCCAGGGTGTGGTACACCACCCACTGGATGAAGCTGGAGCAGTCCAGCTTGCGGACCTTGTGCGCCGGGGTGTGGGGCGGGTCGTCGCCGCCGAGCTGGTAGCGGATGTTGGGGTTGTCGGTGACCAGCTTGACCGCGACGTCCACGAGCTTCTGCCCGGTGGCCCGGCCCGAGCCCCACGAGCCGGTGCCGCCCTGCCAGTTGGGGTCGTTGCCCTGGGAGGGCGCACCGCCGCCGCCGGTCTTGCGCCTGGAGGCGTTGTTGAGGGCGGTCACCACAGCCCTGGCCATGGGCTCGTGCTTGGCGAAACGCCAGCCCTCGCCGGAGACCTGCACCCTCTCGGCCGCCTGCGCGAGCGACATCTTGGTGCGGTTCTTGATCTTCAGCAGGCGGCTGAAGAAGTTCTTGCACTGGAAGTCGGCGTCCAGGAGCTGCGCCTTGGTGCCCCAGCCCTCGTTGGGCCCCCAGCCGGGCCGGAACCCCTTAATCGTCTGCTGGAACAGCCCGATGCAGCCGTACCGGTTGGGGGTGGTCATCGCCGTCTTGTTGGCCCCCAGCGTGGACTCCTGCATCGCCGTCATGATCCCGATGACGATGTCGCGGTTGGTGGCCTTCATGTGCTTGCCATTGTTGTAGATCTTCTCGGCGTACTTGCACATGGTGGCGTTGAGGCTGGTGCCGCCGTACGTGCCCGGCTTCAGCGAGCCCGCCCAGACGGTGTCCCCGCCCTCGGCGACGTCTCCGCCTCCGGCGATCATCCCCTGCCCCTGGAGCGCGCTGTAGAACTGCTGGGCGATCTCGTCGGCCTCTTCGGCTCGCGCGTCGATGTCCTGGGCGATCTTGTAGGCGAAATCGAACCAGTCCTCGGGGATCCCGGCGATGTGCACCTTCTCCGGCGGCCAGCCGACCACCTCCTTCATGATCGTCAGGATGGCGTTGGCGATGCCGCCGTCGCGGTTGTCGTCGTCGCGCGCCACCTGGAGCGCCTTGGCGATCATCGTCTGGGTGGCGGGCAGGCCCGAGTCCCAGTACCAGTACTGGAGCCGCTTGAGCGAGCAGGAGGCCGCCAGCGGAACGACCCGGGGCCAGGCGGTCAGCAGCGGCACCGAGTTCAGGTAGCCGGTGAACACCCGCATCCAGGTGATCCGCCGCATCATCACCACGATGCGGTCATTGGGCGCGAAAATGCCGTCGTACTTGCGCCGGGCATTCTGGAGGGTGAAATTAAAAGAACTCACTCCGTCGGACCGGCGCACCATGGTGCCGTCCACCAGGTCGTCGGAGACCTCGATGGTGCCGTGCTTTTCGGTCGAGATATAGACCTTGACGGCGGGGCTGTATAGCAATGTACCCACGGAATCATCCCATCTCAGAGCAGCTAACGCACCGGGTGTATTGCGCCATAAGCGTGCTCATCAGTGCACCTCAGTTCGCTGGCGGCCCAGCCGGGTGACCCGGGGGCGGACCGATGGCCGGGGGTCCCGCCGGGTGGCCCGGGGGCGGCGGGGACGGAGAGGGCGCGGGCTCGAAGTCGCCGGGGTAGATCGGCTTGTCGTACCCGCCCGAGGGGGCCTGCTCACCGGAGAGCTGGGTGCCGAACGGGTAGAAGTACTTGATCGCCTCATCCTTGGAAAAGGCGTGCCAGGCGTTCACCACCCGGGTGACGGCGGGCTTGGCCTTGGCCCACGGCTCGTAGGCCGCCTCGAAGATGATCCCGATCTGCCACACCATCGACCCGACGTGGTCACCCCACTCGTAGCCGGTCAGCGGCACGCCCCGGTGCACAAAGTCGTAGCTGGGCACGCTGACCGACATCGTCGGATAATTGGTGCCGGAGTTGATGTCCGGGTCCAGCGCATAGGAGCTGTAGCCCGCCAGCCAGGTGGACAGGCTGCGGTGCTCGGGGTACCCCTTCAGCTCCACCGTGATCATGAACTGCTGGGTGGAGAGCCGGTGCGGGTAGTAGGCCCTGCGCAACCGCGACTTGGACTCCTCGGCGATCATCTGGGTGCCGTGCTGGATGCCCGAGCAGCGCACCCGGTAGGCCGCCGTGGTACCGCCACGCTGGTAGCTGAGGGTGGCGTTCAGCCCCTGCCGTGGTGCCATCTCAGTCCACGTCCCCGTCCTCGTAGACGACGTCACCGGGGCGCTCGGGCGAGTAGCTGGGCGTGCGCAGGTACTCCTGCTCCACCTCAGTCAGGTCGTGCACCAGGCCGAACCGGGTGAAGCCGAACCCGAACATCGGGATCAGCACCTGGTCTGCGGGTGCCTGCGGGATCGAGATCGGTACGTCGCTGCTCCACACCGGAGGCTGAGCGTTGGCCATGGGGTCCTCCTAGTTCCCGCCGACGAGCGGCTCGCCGCCCTCACCGCCGCGCGTGGTCGGCACCTGCTGACCGGCCCCCTGCTCGTCGGTGAACCTCTTGCGTCCGTACAGGCCGCCGGTGGGCGCGGCCGGGACCTGTCCGTTGTACTGGCTGAAGTGCCAGCCGATGCCGTCGGAGATGCGGGCGATGTAGGCGTCCACCGCATTCTTCTTCGCCCCGCTGAGCACATGCAGGTCGTCGGAGATGACGTCCACGATGAACAGCGTCAGCGCGTAGTCGTAGCTGAACCGGCCGATGCGGTGCGCCACCGAGCCGCCCTGGCTGTCGGCCAGCGCCTTGACGTAGACCAGGAACCGCCAGCCCTTGGGAGAGTAGTTGAAGGTGGCCGGGACGTGCATCCGGCCGTGCTCGGTGGCGTCGCGGGACTGGTGCTCCTGGATCTGCCGGATGCGGTCGGCGAACGCCTCGGCCAGCTTCCAGGACTCGCCGTCGGGTCCGGCGCGGCGGTGCTGGCCGTAGTACCCCATCACCGTCATGTCCTCCAGCGTGGCCCCGAGCACCTGGACGACCCGGCCGCCCACCGTGTCGATCACGGTGGTGTCCACCTTGTACTTCCACTCGATGGCACTGGGGTCGATCCGGAAGGTGATCGAGGGGCCGTCGTCGAAGCCCAGCGAGGCGAACCCCATTACGGCCTCGATCCCTGCTGCGCGTGGGGATTGAACGCGGGATAGCCGGTCGAGTTGGCCTGGTTGTTGGTGGAGGGCAGGAGCTGGAGCAGCCGCTTGGCCTCCTCGGTGAGGTCCACGGTGACCTTCCCGGCCGCCGGGCTCTCGCTGCCCTTGAGCCTGCCGTGCTTCTTCTCGTACTCCTCGACGCTCTGCCCGAGCCGCTGCTGGGTCTTGCCGGTCAGTTCGCCCCGCACGTCGCGCTCGGGGTCGGCGTTGCCCCCGATGACCTGGGACATGGTCTTGCCCGCCTGGTCGCCGGTGACGATCTGCACCTTCCCGGCCGCCAGTTCGTTGGGGAAGTACTTCATCGCCTCCTCGAAGGAGACGATGCGGTCGCCCGAGGCGGTGGAGACGCGGACCTTGGTGGAGTTGGGGTCCTTGACGTTCTGGAGAATGGCCTCCAGCACCGGGTCACGCTTCTTGGTCTTCTCCATCCACTTGGCGTACGCCTCGCCCGCCTTGTTCTCCTCCTGGCCGAACAGCCCGAGGAACTCCTTGCCCGCGTTGACGTGACTGAGGAATTCGCCCGGCGACGTGGTCCCGGACTTGATCATCGTCTCGGGGTCGACGAGCCCGTACTTGCCCCGGGGCGCGTCCTGGCCGGGCTTGACCCGGCCCAGCTCGGGGCTGCCCTGGATGTCCACCGGCTTGCGGGTGCGCTGCTGCTGCCCGTGCGCGGCGGCGGTGTTGCCCGCGAGCTGCTGGATGACCCAGTCGATCACGTTGGACTCGTCGAGCTGCACGCCGGTCAGATCGCCGGACAGGGTGTCGGCGATGACGTGCAGGTCGATCTCGGGGTGGGCGTTGAGGAACTCCTGCTCGATCTGGCTGACCGCCGACTGGGAGGAGCCGTACTTCTTGATCAGCGCCTGGATGGTGGCGATCTGCTGCGGGCTGAAGACGGTGTTGATCCACTCGCGCTGCGAGCCCGCCACCATCCGGGTGTACTGCTGCGGCTGGTTGCGCATGATGCCCTGGAGCTGGCCGGGCGAGATGCCGTACTGCGCGCCCAGCATGTACTGGTACTGCCGGGAGAGCTGCCCCCGAAAGTCCTGCCCCTGGAACTCGCGGCCGTAGGACGCCTGCGCGGAGGTCAGCGCCCCGGCGATCTCCGCCGCCCCCGGGCCCGCCCCCTGGCCGATGGACGCCTGGAGCATGCCTTGGTACTGCTGCCGCATGAACTTGGCGTTAACGCCCGCCTTCCCGGCGGTGTCGGAGACCTCCCTCAGCGCCTCGGACAGCTCGGTGAAGTTGACGGTGGCGTCGTGGCTGGCGGTCTGGAGCATGCTGAGGCTCTCCTCGACGTCCATGCCCCGCGCGTTGTAGTTGTGGTAGACGAAGTCCAGCGCCTCCTGGCGACCCTGGAGCGTCTGCGACTTGCCGGTGTAGCCCATCGACGTGACGCCCTTGAAGGACCGCCGGGCCATGTCGCCGGACATGGCCGGGCCCAGCGACCAGCGGTAGATCTCCTCGTGGGCACGCTCGGCGAAGCCCGCGACGTTGGAGCCGCCCTCCATGCCCTGGTAGAAGCGGTTCTTCTCGCGCTCGGACAGGTAGAGGTTGCTGACCGAGGCGGCACCGGTGATGGCGGCCCCGACGTAGGGCACCCGGCGGGCCTGCGAGATCGCCATGTTCGTCCAGCCGCCGCCCTGGCCTCCCTGGTGGCCGTAGTAGTGGCCGCCGCCCCACCACGGCATCCCCCCGCCGTGCGCGGGTCCTCCGGGGCCGTGAGGTCCCCCAGGACCGCCCGGACCGCCGCCCCAGGGGCCGTGGGGCCCCATCGGGCCCGCAGGCCCTCCTGGTTGAGCTGGGGGCGGCACAGGGGCGGGCTGCCCCGGCTGCTGCGGTTGGCTCTGGGTCTGCCCGGCGGTGAACGTCTGCCAGACCGACTGCGCGCTGCGGGCCAGCGAGAACCGGTTGGTCTGCCCCGCCTGCGGGTTGACCTGGCGCGGCTGGCTGGGCGGCTGCCCCGAGGGCTGCCCCGGCGGCGGGGTCGGCCGGTTCTGCTGGGTGCCCCCGGGAGTGAAGGTCTGCTGCGCGTTGAAGGCGCGCTGGAGGTCCTGCGACAGCATCCGCATGGAGGCGTTGAGGGCGTCCACCGAGCGGACCAGCACGTCAAAGCTCTCAGACATCCCCCTGCTGGCGGGCTGTGCCATCGACTCACGTCCACTCCGGCTCGTCGGGCTCCATCAGCCCGGGTGCGTCCTCCAACCCTTCCTGCGGTCCTACGGGAGTCCCGACCGTGATCCCCTTGGAGCCGAGCATCTGCTTGATCGCCTCGAACTCCTCGTCGGGCATCTCGCTGGGCGACTCCCAGCGCACCTCGCGGAAGTCGTAGCTGACGTCCTCCTGGTGCAGGTCCACCGTGCCGTCGTCCTGGATCTCCTCGGGCTCGAAGTATTCCGGGTACAGCCCGCGCGCCAGCGCGGGGTTGGCGGTCAGCAGCGCCAGCCGCATCCGCTCGGCCTGCTCCTGCTCCTGGGCGACCTCGTCCAGGAGCATCAGGATCTCCAGGCCAAGCTGCTGCACCTCCGAGATCCGCCGGGCGGTCAGCAGGCCCCGGCGTTCGGCCAGCCGGAGTCTGCGCTCTAGCCAGGGGTCGAGTCCTGGCTTGGGGATTTTTTTATCTGGTCCGCCATCTCCGCCAGGACCTGGTTGACCCGCGACTCCAGCAGCAGGTAGCGCTCGTACACGTAGTCCACGGTGAAGGGGAACCACCGGGCCTTGACGTAGTCGAAGCGCTGCTGCGCCCAGGCGTAGTCGCTGCCGCCCTCCTCGAAGGGGACGGGCAGGCCGATGCCGTCCACCGACTGCACGCTGAGCGCCACCATCGCGGTGGCGTGCGCCCGCATCTCGCCGACCGTACCGACGTGCTCCTTCATGATCTGGCTCACGGCCAGCAGCTCATTGACGGTCAGCGTGCGGATGACGAACTTGTGCCCGATGTAGGAGAAGTGGGCCTCCAGCGCACCCAGGAAGGCCAGGCCCTCGAAATCCTCCTTGTAGCGCTGGTCGAACGGACCGGACTCGCCCTCGGTGTCCTTCCCGGTGCCCAGCGGGGTGCCCTGGGGGATCTGAGTCACCTCGCCCGGGTCGTAGGAGTGGATCTCCATCCCCTCGTACGGGTCGATGTACTCAGCGCTGTCCTCGCCGGGCAGCTCCGGTGGCTGGTCGGTCATTGACGGGGCCCTCCAGGATCGTCGTAGGTCAGAGCGGGGAGGTGTGGGTATAGGCCACCGTGATGCCCTTGGTCACCGCCAGCGAGCCCACCGTGACCGTGTCGCCGTCGTTGATGTCCACGACAACGCAGTTGTGGAAGATCTTCCCACGCCACGCGCCCGGATTGCCCTCGGTCCCCGGGGGCTTGATGATCATGGTGCAGGTGACGTAGCTGGGGTCCCGCGCCAGCGCCTCGTAAATGTCGACGATGTTGTTGGAGCGCGCGAGCCCGGCGAGCTGCTGCCAGACCGGGCCGTTCCACAGCTCACGGATCGTCAGCACCAGCGTGCCGCCCTGGAGCACCCGGGACGTGGCGATCTCCACCGGGTGCCGGGCACCCAGCGGGTGAATGAACTGAAATGGCTGCCCCAGGTCGGAGAAGGCCCGCTGGCCGGAATCCTCCACGCCCTCCCCGAAAGCAATGGGCCGATTGTTGTAGGCGAAGGTCGTAAAGCCGCTACCGACTACCCTAACCTTGGTCTGAGGCATCTTGTCTCCCTAGATCCTTTCCGAGCCCCGATCAGGCCGTAAGCGGAATGTCGGTCGGGCTGTCATTCACCTCACCGGTGGTGAGATTGAGCTGGAATTGCACGACGATGTAGTTGAGGGGCACGGCGGGCCGGTAGGCGAACTTGCACTCGATGACCGAGGGATCGCCGGACGGCGGGACCTGCTGGCGCACCTTCAGATCGATGTAGTCCACGATGACCTCCGAGAGCTTGGCCTGCTCCAGGATCGAGGTCAGCGCGGCCTTCACCCGGCTGGTCATCTCCGCGTCGATCGGCTGACCGATCAGATCGGCGGCCTCCATCCCGAGCTGCACCAGCGCGTACAGGGTGTCGGCGACCCGGGTCATCGAGATCTCGCGGGTGTTCAGCGCGCTCATGTCGGTGGACACGCCGTGCCGGATGCTCAACCGGTTGAGCCGGTCGATCTCGGCGACCGCGACGCCCGAGCCCGAGAGCAGATCCTTGTACGCCTTGGTCATCGTCTGCCTGATGACGTCCGGCAGGCCCTGGAAGGAGCTGACCGCCTGCTTGGTGAGGCCCTGCGCGGTGGGCAGCGCCGACAACCGGGCGACCGCCGCCGCCGCCAGGTAGGACCCCGAGACCTCCGCCATCTGGTTGGTGGCGCTGTTGAACATCAGCAGGTTGTGCGGGTAGACCAGCACCACCCGCCGGGAGTTGATCGAGCCCGCCAGCGCCTCCTGGGACAGGTCGGTCTCGGAGTAGTTGCGCGGGGTGCCGAAGAAGCCGATGCGCGCGTACCCGGCGTTCGAGGCGTTCTCTACGTGGCTGCGCAGGTCCTGCGCGAGCTGCTGCACGAAGGCCGCCACGGTGCCCGAGGAGACCACCAGGTCGTCGGGCAGCACCGGGCACACCAGGGTGGCCGAGTAGTTCGTGGCGATCTTGGCGTACGCCTTCTGGAGCTGGGACCGCAGGTCGCCGTCGGAGGGGTTGGTCGCCACCGTCAGGACGGTGGCCGCCCCGTTCTCGATCGCCACCTTCGCGGCGAGGCTGAGCGGCGAGGCCACCTGGGAGGCGTTCGGGTTGGCCGGGGCCACCGTCACCATCGGCAGCCCGTACATGCTCAGCACGGTGTCGTAGTCGGTGTGCTGCTGCGGCTGGTAGTAGCCGGTGTCGGCGTAGGCGTAAGCGATGGTGACGGTGTCGCCGTCATCGACGTTGGGGGAGTTGGAGATCCGCTGGATCGTGGTCACCGAGCCCTGCGAACCGCCGGTCCCGCTGGAGTCCACCGTGAAGGTGTAGTCGATGCCCTCGCTCAGCAGGGTGCCGTCGAGCTTGCGGACCACCGGGGCGGCGATGGCCGGGGGGCCGGTGACCGCCGTGACGAAGATGCCCTGGTTGGCCAGCACCGTGCCGGTGGAGGAGTGGATCTGGAGCGTCTCGGTGGCCGTCTGGTAGCCGAGCGCGGGCCCGATGATGGCCACCACCGACGGCGGCAGGCCAGTCGATGTGACGATCGGGTCGCTGCTGTCCTCGACGTACACACCCGGGGGAAGATACCGGGTAAAGTCAGGCATTACATCCTCCCAGAGGTGGAATCCAGAACATCAACTACACCCGCCCTGGGTGTATATTGCTCAGCATGAGTTGCACCCTTCCCGGTTGCGCCCGGGATAGATACGGAAACTTGCCGGTCTGTTCGATGCACTATCAGCGGAAACGTCGCACCGGATCGTACGATCTCGCGCCCCGGCCTACCGCGCAGGAGGCTTTCTGGGAGAAGGTGTCCAAGGACGGACCCATACCTCCCAAGCGTCCTGAGCTTGGGCCTTGCTGGGAGTGGACGGCCTCGACCTTCCACTCCGGTTACGGCCAGTTCCGTCACAAGGGAGCCCCCGAGGGAACCTCGGGTTACGCGCATCGTGCTGCATGGATTTGGGCACACGGTCCCATCGGGGCGGGTCTCCACATCGATCATCTTTGCGGGAACCCGCTGTGCGTCAGAGCCTCCTCCGACCCTGACATCCCCGATCATCTGGAACCCGTCACCCGGCGGGACAACATCCTCCGTGGCACTGGCTTCGCGGCTGTGAACGCGAGGAAGACGCACTGCATCCATGGGCATGAGTACACGCCGGAGAACACGATCTGGGAGAACGGCTGGCGCAAGTGCCGAACCTGCCGTCGTGCCAAAGACAAGGCTCGATACGAAGCTCGTAAGGCTGCGCGTCGTCAAGCCGCCTCGTAGCGCCACTCCGCACCCCCCTCCGACGGACGCACTGACGGACCGGCAGGCATTCCCTGCTCAGCCCTTCGGGGCGCTCATCGGAGGGGGGACAGCGACCTCAGTGCCACGCGCCGGTCCCGAGCCCCTCCGGGGGGATCTCCCAGTGCAGCGGGCCATCGGGGTTCTGCTCGGTGGAGGGGGCGATCCGGCCGTCGATCACGATCTTGCTCAGCGGCACCAGGTTCCCGGTGTCGATGTCGGTGACGAACTCGCCGATCACCTCCATGGTCACGGTGGACTCATAGATGATCTCGTCGCTGCCCCACGGGGTGCCCGGCGCGGCGTCGTTCCCGGTGACCTCGATCTCGTCGAAGTTGAAGTTCATCGCGATGAAGTCGTTGTTCTCCACGAACTCGCGGAACGCGCCCAGCGACTCCGAGGACCGGCCGAACGCCATCACCTTGATCAGCTCGTCGTAGATCGTGTCGAGTTCCAGCGAGGTCAGCGAGGCGATGGTGTAGCTGGCGTGACCCTCGTACCGCCAGCGCAGCACCAGGTTGCCGTCCTCATCGGTCTCGGTGTGGTCGATCCCGGCGTTCTGGAGGGTGCCCTCGTCGAAGCGGACCCAGATCCCCGGGTAGTGCTGGGGCTTGACCGGGTATTCGATCGAGACGTGAATGTCACGGACCCGCTCCACCGGATAGCCCGAATCGAAGGTCTTCTTCAGCGCAGTGACCAGACCGGTCTTCAATTTCGTGCGGTAGCTCATCAGAAACGCGCCCTCCATTTCGCGTCGGCCGCGTAGATCCGGGTCGGGAGAATGCCCTGGGCCCCCAGCGCGATGGTGAGCGCATTATTCATGAACCGGCGCGACGCGATGCCCGGATGCCGCCAGCGCACGCCCACGTTGCCCCGGGCGATCTGGCCGCCGAGCTTGCCGGGCCGGGTGCGAGGACTGGCCGCCTCGCGCAGCCCGATCCGCCCCGGGGCACCGGGGTAGCTCATCGGTACCGAGACGCTTTCGATCTGCCCGGTGGCCCGGTTGCGCCGCCGGACCGTCTTGCGCTGGCCCTTCATCGCGGCCTTCCGGAAGATCAGCACCTGGATCTTGCCGGACTCGGTGCGCCGGGTCTTGGCCTTGGGATTGCGCGCCCGCTCTTGGCCGGTGGGGTCGTCGATCCACATCGGGATCGTCTTGCCCTGGAGGCTGTTCATGGTGAACGACCTGATGCCGTGCTCCTGGAACCACAGCGGAGTGTTGCCGAAGAAGATCCCGCAGTACCCCCGGCCGTACAGCGGCTGCATCCGCCGGGCGCTGCCGCCGGTCAGCTTGGGGGAGTTGCGCCGGGCGATCCGGACCGCGTCCAGGGCGATCCGGCGGGCCTGCCCGGGGCGCATGTCCGGGATCACCACGATGAGCCGGTCGGGGCGGGCGGACAAGCTCATCTCGGCGGTCTCAGTGAGCGAGGCGACCATCAGCCGCTCCCGTAATGCTCATGGTCATCCTCGCCTCGTGCCGCACCGCCTGCGTCCGCAGGAGGCTCATCGGTCGTCTTCGTCTCGGCCGTCGTAGGAGGGCATGTAGTGGTTGTCCAGGTCGAAGTGCCAGACCGGCATCTGGGTCTCCCCGCGCTCGATCCCGGCGGCCAGCCGGTGATGCCCCTCGATGGCGTGCTGGCGGCCCTCATGGGTGACGATCATGGGGGCCTCGGCGTCCACACTGCGGTACTCGGCGTTGTGCACCGGGGCCCCGGGATTCTTGCGATAGCGATCCAGGTGCTCCTTGGCCACATGGCTCTGGGTGGCGTACAGCGGTTTGGTGAGGTCGACCGTGCCGGGCTTCCACAGCCAGTGCTCGTTGAAGTGGTGGCGCAGGAAGTGGTGCAGCCGGGGATCCTCGATGTCGGGGATGTCCTCATGGGTGAGGCCCGCCTTGAGCTTCTCGACGGCCTCCTGGTGCCGCCTCTTGTAGCCCTCCGGCCAGTCCTCGTTGTGCATCAGGTAGCGCATGTCCGAGCGGGTCGGCTCCGGCAGCGCCATCTCCCTGAGGTGCTCGTCGTCCCCGGCCCCGACGAACCCGGCGAAGCCCGCGTGCCGAACCGAGATGGGGGTGTAGGGCGGCTCGTCGGGATGCTGGTTCCACGGCATCGCGTGGTGGCGCACCGCCCGCGTCCACAGCAGGGTCATAGATCCACTCCCCATCCCTCGTACTGGCGCGGGCGCAGCAGCACCGTCCACATGATGTTGTTCTGGGAGGAGTCCCCCGTCCAGGTGCCGGGGCTGACCACGGCCCCGGGCGGGCGGCCGGTCGTCAGGCCGTCGTCGGCCAAAGTCACGATGGTCGCCCCGCTGCCGGTGTTGACCGCCTCCAGGCGCTTGACATAGCCACTGGGGACGGTGAAACCCTGCGTCACCGGGGAACCCCGCTCGGTCATCACGGTGACCACGCCGCAGTCGGCGACGTTCAGCGTCTCGCTCGGCGCAGTGTGGGTGGTGCCCGGAGAGTCCTCCAGCGCCAAGGTGATGTCGGCGCTCAGCACCGGGGCGACCTTGTGCGTCCCTCGGTAGATCCCGAGCGTGACGGCCTGCTTGTTCAGCTCGGTATTGACGAAAGGGATCACGCCGTTCTCGGATCCGTCGCACACCCGGCCCAGCAGCTTGGCCTGCTGGCTGCCGTTGGTCGCGGCGTCGAGCTGATCGAAGCCGGACGGGTCGGTCGATCCCACTGTGGCCGAGAATGCCCACGCGACCAGGGCGAAGTCCCCCGGCCGGATCCCGGCGGGCCAGATGACCGGGTTGGGATTGGCGTTATGGGACAGGTCGCCGTAGTTTCCAGTGCCGTCGTCCCCTCCCACGTAGAAGATGCGCATGTCGGCCTACCCGCACAGGATCTGGACGGTGAGGTCGGCTCCGGGAACAGTCGACCCCACCTGGTCGATGTCTACGGTGAAGTAACTGCCGTCGGCGATCTCGGTGGTAGACATGCCAACGGTCTTGTTGGTGTTGGTGGAGACGGCGATCTGCGGGCGGCCCGCCCCGCCGGAGAAGATCGTCGTCCCGTCCACCAGCACGTCGCAGATGACGGCCGCACCGGTGGGGGCGGTGCCCACCGAGGCCCGCACCGACCGGATCGGCAGGGTCAGCCCGGTGTCGTTATAGATCCGGTGCACGCCGGTCATCGCGGTGAGCGTCCCGGTGTAGGAGAACGGGAAAACGATCCCCGACCCCAGCGAGCGCTCACCGCCCGAAGACCCCCGGACGTAGACCTGCCCGTCGGCCTTGGCGTAGAGGGCCAGGTACCCCGCGCCGGGCGCGGCGGGGGTGGCCTGCTGCGCCAGCACCAGCGGCGTCAGGAAGACCTTGCCCATCTCAGGCCCACACCATCGCCTGGAACTGCGCCGAGGTGGGCGCGTTGGCGAAGATCAGCCGGATGGTGTCGGGGTCGGGCCGCTGCACCTCGACCTCGACCTCCTCCCAGGGGGAGGTGTTGCGCCACACGACCACCTGGGCGGCCCGGGTGCCGAAGTTGTGCGCGATGTCGAACTGGGTGGTCGAGCCGTCCCCGATGGTGGTCGGCGCGGTCTTGCGCACCACCACCGAGGTGTCGATGTTGAAGGTGCCCGCCGGGCTCTCGGTGAGCCCGGTCCCGGCCTCGTAGCTGGCCACGCTGATCGGGATCTTGGCGAACGTCAGGTTGGTGGTGCCCAGGTCGATGGGGCCGTTGGTGGTGAGGATCCACAGGGTGTCGGCGTGGGTGTCGCCCTCCTCCACCGCGACCACCATGGCCGGGGGCACCTCGGCGGAGGTGTCGGCGTCGGTCGCCCGGGTCGGCCCGCCGGTGGCGTTGACGACGTAGATGCCGTTCTGGCTGGCGTCGGCCTGGTCCTTGATCAGGATCCGGTCGCCGGTGGCCAGCGTGATGCCGTCGATGGTGTCGCCGTTCTCGAACGAGCTGGCCAGCGTGCCGGGCGCGGTGGTGGCCGCGCGCACCGGTTCCTTCCAGGTCATTCCGGTCTGGAGTGCGCTGAGCTGACCGACCGTGGCGGCGTCAGTGCTGGCGATGCCGTCGGCCAGGTTGGTGATCCGGTTGCCGCCGAAGGCCACATTGGCGGTCGGCGCGGAGATCTGGTCGAGCCTGCCGAGGGTGACCGTGGTGTCGTTGAGGCGGATCTTCAGGTGCCAGGTCGTGGAGTTGATCCACACCTGGCCGTTGACCGGCGTGCCCGGGTCCGACCCCAGGAGCTGGATGACCGCGTTCTGGATCTCCTGCTGGTTCAGGTCGATCGGGACAAGGAATTTCTTGGCCACGGCGCGTTGCTCCTCAGCTCAGGTAGGCGGTGCCGGAGAAGGGCACTGCGAAGTCGATGCGGACGATGTTGTCGGCCGGGTAGGAGACGGCTCCCTCGACCTCGCTCCCGGCCGAGTCCACCGTGATGACGCCCGCAGGCCGGTAGTCCAGGTCGTGGGTGATCATCCACACCAGGGCCGGTGTCATCTGCGCGTGGGTGAAGGACCCGCCGCTGGTGCCGGGCGGGCCGGGAGGACCGGGCACGTTGTCTCCCCTGGTGTTGGTGGACGGGAACCATCTCAGCGAGGCCGGGGTCTCCTCCTCCGGGATGAGCGGGGCGCGGATGATCTCGAAGGTGCCCCAGTCCCGGGGGATCCGCGAGATGTGACCCAGGATGACCGCCAGCTCGTCGTTCGCCGGGGGGATCAGGTAGGCCGCCGAAGTGGGGTCCTCCTGCACGGCGTTGGCGTGGTTGTAGCCGATCGCGGTGTCGGTCTGAGTCGGCGGGGCGAAGCCGGTGCGCAGGGTGACCCGTTCGGGGACGCGCAGGAAGAACCGGTCGCCGTTGATGCGCAGCGCGAAGTCACCGGTGCGGACGCGGAAGTCGGGGGTGGACTCGATCGTCAGGTCCTGCGGGGTGACCACGCCGCGTGAGTGCTTGGTCTCGTTGTCGTCGGAGTCGCTGAAGATCGCGGGCCGCACGATCAGCGCCTTGAAGCCGCCCTCGAAGCTGGTGCCGAAGCAGTCCAGGCACTTGGCGTGGCTGGCCTGGCCGTAGACCTCGGCGATCTGCCCCTGGGCCTCGTAGCAGGTCGGGCAGCGCCCCACCAGGCCCTTCTGGTGGTCCTCCAGGTGCCACATCAGCGCGAACATCGCGGGCTCACCGAAGTACCACAGCGCCTGGTTGTGCCTGCGCCGCTCCTGTTCGATCGCCCACGGCTGGGGCTCGCGGATGTAGTAGGGCTGGACCCGGTGCGCCATCGCCGACCTCCTCTCGCCCCTTCAGGAGGTCGGCGCGCGGCGTCTACAGCACCCGGCGGCGCGGTCGGACCCGGTCGTCGGGCGGGAGCGTCCCTCTCCGTCCTCCAGCGCCCCACAGGAGCCTGCGGAGCCGGTGCAGCAGTGTTGCGAGCATGTCTCTCCCTCCGGGCCGCTCAGGGGGATCTGAGGGCCTGGGAGGGCCATGCCCGATCGAGCGGGCACCGAACACATGGCTGAGCCCTCCCCGGGTGTGAGCACCGACCCGGGGAGGGCCCTTGTGGCGGGGGCGGGATTCGAACCCGCGATCTCCGGATTATGAGCCCGGCGGACTACCGAACTGTCCTACCCCGCTGCGGTCTCGAAGGGATTCGAACCCTCGGCCTCCACCTTGACAGGGTGGCGAGCACTCCCGGCTGCTCCACGAGACCAGATTTTTTATTCCTTAGACGCCGACCTCATTAAATGACGCCGCCATCATGGTCGCATCGTAACGCCGGACCCCGCCACCGATCTACGGTTTTGGGGCCCGGCGTTCGTCAGTACAGATCGGAGCGGATTGTGTTGCGCACCTCCGCTCCACCCAGCCCTTCATAAGAAGTCGCCGGACAATGATAAAGGCCCGTTCCCCATGAATCAAGGGAACGGGCCTCATCAGGGCCAGGCGGCGGGGCTCGAACCCGCGACCCCGGGGATCCAGCGTGCGCACACTGCCCCGTGCTCTTCCTGACTGAGCTACGCCCGGCGTGTCGGGATGGCAGGATTCGAACCTGCGACCATCGGCTCCCGAAGCCGCCGCCCTACCAAACTGGGCCACATCCCGGTACAGAAAACCCCTCGCGACCACTACGGTCGGCGAGGGCTACCAGGGATGCGCGGCTTGTGCATGGGAGCAGATTAGCAGATCAGTGCTCGAAGCAGGCGTGGCTTCCGCTGTGCCCCCGGTTGCCCGAGCACTGGTTGCTGCACCCGCTGGTGGAGCACGTAGACGTGCACCAGGCGTTCGGGTCGCCCCCGGAGGGCCCGGCCTCGATCGGGAGCGGCAAGCGCTCTGCGGCCGTCTCAGGACGCTCCAGGACGCTTCCAGGAATCATGAGGTCTTCCCTTCGTGCGAGGAGAGGCGCGGCTCCATCGGGATTCGAACCTGGATCTCCGGATTCAGAGTCCGGCGTCCTGCCCAATTGGACGAATGAGCACTGCCGTTCAGTCTTACTTCTTCTTCTCGGCGGCCTTCTTCGCGGCCTCCTGCGCGGCCTTGAGGTTCTCCTGCTGCCGCTTCCTGTCGGCCTCCACGGCGGCCCGCTGACGCCGCTTCACGTCCTCATCGGACTCACCCATGCCCGCACTCCCTTGTGATCGAGCTGATTGAACCGGAGGGTGACTGGAGGGGCTCGAACCCTCCCTACCGGGATCACAACCCGGTGTGCCGCCAGCAACACTTCAGCCACCATGCGATGAGACCCTGCGCAACCCGCGAGGGAATCGAACCCCTGCGCCTCGTCCGCGCACACGGTGAGGCTAACCAATTCAGGACCGGAGTCGAACCGGTTTAGGGCCTCATCTGGGGCGTTGTGCGTCGCCCCTGTACCGCGTGCGGGGATCGAACCCGCGATCTCCGGGGTGAGGACCCGGCGTCTTGCCATTCGACCAACGCGGCGTGCGGGCGGGGGACCGGACGGGTCGCCGCCGCGACGTACCGGTGATCCCCCCTCGCCCTGTCCAGGATCGGCGGCGGCCGTCCTGGCTTGTAGTCCGGGCAGGGATCGAACCTGCGACGTCCGCCGTGTGAAGGCGGCGCTCTTCCGCTGAGCTACCGGACCGGATGGAGCGGGGCCGCTACCCAAGAGAGGACACCGCCCGAGGGCGATGCGACCGGCTCTACAGCCCCGCTCCAGCTCCCCACCCAGGACTCGAACCTGGCCTGCTCCCGGGCTTCAACCGGGTGCGCTCCCGCGAGCGCCTGTGAGGCGGGTGGCGGAGGGTCGCCGCTCCGGACGACCTGGACCCATCTGACGCCTCCGGAGCCAGAGGCCGGTGGCTTGACCGGGACTTAGCGCGGGAACGCCTCCCGCTGCCCGTTGGGCCGCCGCCGGGCGGATGGACGCTCTCAGCGAGCGGCCAGAGCCGGATCCGGGTCCTACGCACCCCGCCCAGGATTCGAACCTGGAACCTCCGGTTTTGGAAACCGGCGCTCTACCGATTGAGCTAGCTGGGCTCGCCGTACTCCTGATCCGAGATCAGAGACCCGCTCCTCGTCTCCCGAGGGGTGAGGCCCCCTTCCCGGGGGAGTACGACCACCAGGGAGCTACCCCGGTGAGAGTCCGGAAGGGATCGTCATCCCCTCGGGCTCATGTCGTAGACAGTAGCACGTTCCCCGGCTTTCTTGGTAGCCCCTTTTTCGACGAAGGCTGGACCCTGGCGCTCCGATCCGGCCCTCACCGCCGACGACCTGCAACTACTTGCGCTTGGCGTCCGAGGCCCCGCCCTTGACCTCGCGCTTGTGCGCCCCGGTGGTCTCGCCCCGGGTGCGGTCCTGGGCGTCGGTGTCGCGGACGCCAGTCTGGTTGCCGTACCGCTCGCGCTCCTGGGCGGAGCCGGGGTAGCTGGCCTCGTCCGCCTCGCCGCCGTGCCACTCCGCGCGCAGGAGCTGGCCCCGCCCGGGGTCCATCACCTGCTCCACCGCCGCGTAGCCGGGGTACTCGGCGGGCAGCGCGCCGGTGCTGTCGAGTTCGCGCTCCTGGCCGTCCAGAGGGCCGCCGGAGAGCTTGATCCGCGCCATGCCTCATCCTTCCGTAGAGATGCCCGGCCATGGTGCCCAGAACAGGCGGTCCTACTCCTCGGGCGTCCCCAGCCCGGCGGAGATCCGGGTGTAGGTGGCGTGCATCTCGTCGCGCAGCTCCTCGTTCGCGGTGTCCTGGACGAGCAGGTACATGACCCGCTTCATCGCCTCGTTCTCCTTGGTGAGGGTGTCCACCTGCTGGCCGAGGCCCTGGATCGTCTTCAGCACGATCTCGACGGCCTCGATGACGTCGGACTCGGGGGCGTCCGGGTCGGGGGCCTCGGCAATTTTGTGAAGGGCGTAATTCAAGTCCATGAGACTGTATGATGCACGGGAGTGCGGCCTTTATGCGCCGTTCGGGGGTCGAGAGAGCGGGCCCGGTCCTCCGGGGGGAGGGACCGGGCCCGCAGTGTCTCCTCAGTCCTTCAGGATCTGCCAGTCCTCGGCGAACAGGTCGAGCTGGCTGGGGGTCCACGGCATCGCCGAGCCGTCGGTGAGCACCACCATCAGGTAGGGCCGGAAGCGCATCGTGGTGCCCTCCTCCAGGCCGGTCGCCTCGGCGGTGTTCTCGTTGATGGGGATACCGGTCGGGTAGCCCTTCTGGCGGCAGATGAAGCTGCCCGGGTCGTAGAGCTGCCAGGACCGGCGAACGACCCGATAGCCGTTCTTCAGTGCGTCGAGCGCCTCTCCGAAGGTCATCGTCATTTCGCGGATGCTAGTCCGCTCCAACAGAGGCTGACACTAACCTTCCGGACAGTCCATGCACCCCAGAAAGAAAGGGTCGAATGAAGAGCGTTCCGATCCGGTTGTGCCTCATCGTGAGCGGCAGCGACGCCTGCTCCAACTGCGGAACGTCCAGATCCGCCTGTGACCTGGGCAAATCCGGCGGCTTAGGAGCCTGCTGCTACAACTGCTCACACTGAAACATGCCAAGACCCCGGCACCGATGCAGGTGCCGGGGTCTCGTCGTCTCAGGACTCAGAGGGCCTTGATCCGGTCAAAAAGGATACGCGCGTCCTGCCGGGTGAGCTGAAGGATCGGGCCGCGACCCCGCTGCTTGGTGTCGCGGATCAGGACGGCCCCGGAGGTGCTTCCGACCTCCACACAGGTTCCATTCGCACCACACGAGCGCGCCGTGCGCCAGTTCGTCGTCATGCCGGGAGGCTAACCCACCTGGCGTGGACTCGGAGGGATTTTTTGATCTCTTGCCGTTCCCCACCTAAGTGGGGTACGGTGGGGCCACCCGAGAGAGAGGAGTGTCATGGGACGCCCCCTGAAGCACTGGATCGGCCGCATCACCTCGCACGGTGTCCACATGTTCGGCCGGGAGAACTTCACCCACGGGGTGAAGCTCATGATTGAGCTGGAAGACGAGCCCGGCCAGACGGTGGAGGTGCCCTACACCGACCCCGATCACGCCGAGAGCATCGGCCTCGCCCTGATCGAGGCGGCGATGCTGGCCCGCAGCCGCAACATCTCCCTGGGAAGGCACGACCGCGCCGAGTCCGGCGGCACGACCGACGCTCACACCGAGCACTGCTGCGACCGGCACGGCTGCCACTACGGCCTGGACGAGAGCGTGTGCCCGGTGACCAGCAGGGCCAAGACGCAGTCCTTCCTCTGCGAGCAGTGCTGCTACGAGCTGGAGGAGGTCCGGAACGAGATCAAGCACCTGACCAAGATCCAGGACGCGCGGGCGCGGGCTCGCCGGAAGGAGAGCATGAAGTGAGCACCCCGTTCCCCGAGTGGACGTCCGAGCTGGAGGCCGAGCTGCGCACGGCCTACCAGACGGCCCCCGCCGAGGCCACCAGCGGCGGCAGCCGCCACACCGGCCTGAAGGCCGTCTACGACCTGCTGAAGACCAAGTTCGACGAGCAGGAGGCGGCCCGGCTCAAGCGGGAGAGGCGCGAGGAGGCCATCCGGGCGTACAACGCCAGCATGAGCAACGGCCCGTGGGACACCCGCCCCAACCGGTCGGGGCGCGTCCCGGACGTGGGCATCCCGCCCGACGCGTTCCTGTAGCCACCCCTGAGGGCCCCGGTGACCTGCGAGGTTGCCGGGGCCTTCTGCGTTCCCCAGCAAGCTGTGGTACCGTCCTCCCGTTCCCAGGACTTTTACCGAGGAGATGAGGCACATGCCGAAGTCCATCCCCACTCGCCTGCTGGCGGTGCTGGGGGCCTCCGGGCTCCTGATCACCGGCCTGCTGGTGGGCCCCACGAACGCGGACGAGGTCGTCTCGTCCACCACGACCATCAAGCACACCCCTGACGACGGCAATCCGCCGTGGGCCCGCGACAGCCTGAACCGGGTCACCACGATCACCAAGACCGGCGAAGGCACCTACGAGGCGAAGGTGACCGACACCGGCACCTTCACCACGGCGCGCAAGGCCGACGGAGCCAAGACGCCGGGCGATGCCAGCCAGACGATCAAGCGCCGGGTCACCGGTGACCTGAACGGCGTGATGACCTTCGAGGTCACCGGCACGCTGAAGGGCGAGCGCGCCCTGGCGGCGCTCCAGGCCAAGGACGACCTGGGCTACAACCACAAGCGCTTCGCCACCAAGCAGGACGTCCCGGCCTCGCGGCAGAGCGGCAAGTGGGCCGCGCGCTACTTCAAGGAGGGCGCGCAGGTCACCCTCACCTCCTACGAGTGGAAGTACACGACGCCCTGCGAGTCCATGACGCAGGACAACGTCAACAAGGTGCAGGGCAACATCACCGGCAAGAAGTGCGCCGAGCCCGAGCCGGAGCCGACCGCGCCGCCGACCCAGAAGCCCTGCCCGACGCCGACCTACCCGCCCGGGGACACGCTCGGCGGACCCGGCACGGTGAGCGTCAAGGACGCCACGGCCACCACGGTGCGGGTCCGGTGGAGCGCGACGCCCGAGGGCGCGGTGGCCTTCGCCGTCTTCGCCAACGGGAAGCGGTTCGGCACGATCTACGGCCACGCCTTCCGCTTCCGGGGCCTGAAGCGGAACACCACCCACACCTTCACCGTCCGGGCGGTCGGCAAGGACGGGGGCCTCGGTGTCGCGGGCTCGGTGAAGGGCAAGACCAAGAAGTAGCTCCTCGCCACCCGTACAGCACGAAGCCCGGACCCACCAACGGGGGTCCGGGCTTCGTCGTGCCTGGGGTCAGACCCAGGACACACCTCCGGGCGTCTGCGCGTCGGACATGATCACTCCTTCCCGGCTCTCCTTGGGAACGGGAAGAGCTTAGCGGAAGGAATCGACTCTTAGTGACGCTTGGGCGACATTTGGTGATCGCCATGCCGAGGCACTCTTTCTCCGGAAGTTTTTAAAATCTCTTCCCTTCCCCAGGTTCCTGGGGTAGAGTGGGTATCACCCAAGAGAGAGGACGAGGACATGACGATCGGCGTTCGCAACCAGATCCGGGGCCGCCGCAGCCGGGTGAAGGGCCGGGTCGGCAAGGCGGGTGTCCGCCGCGACCTCAACCGCGCCGAGCGCCGCCGGGCCCGCCTGGACCTGGCCGAGGGCTTCGAGCCGCTGGCGGCCCGCCCGGTCCGCCTGGAGCGCGTTCTCACCTGACGTCCCGCCCCCTCCGCCCCGCGCGGAGGGGGCTCTCCTCGCCCCTTCCCTCCTGCCGAAGGGAAGCACCGCCATGACCCTCACCGGCCGGATCATCGAGACCCTGGTGAAGTGACAGCACGAAGGCCCGGCACCCTCCACGGGGTGCCGGGCCTTCGTCGTGCTCGGGGTCAGTTGCGGGGGTGGTCGCAGCTACCGCAGCACGAGCCGCTGCCCGCGTCGCAGATCGCCTTGGCCTGGCCGCAGTTCGTGCAGGGACCCCAGGAGTCAGCCATGCGCACCTTTCCTCTCCGAGATTTTAAAATCTCTTCCATTCCCCAGATCTCTTGGGTACAGTGGGAGCCTACCCGAGAGAGCCTGGAGGAGCCATGCAGACCCAGGAAGACCGGGGCCGGATGCTCGCCGAGCGCCGCCGCTCCAACGCCGCCGGACGCCACCGCGTGAGGCGGGACGGCCGCCGCCAGTCCCGGCGTACCCGCACCGACCGCGCCATCCGCGAGAGCCGGGGGCAGAGCTGATGTACTGGATCACCTTCTGGATCTATCAGGTCATCCCCGAGTGGCACGAGAACTGGCGGGCCTTCCCGCACTGCAACGGGCAGGCCCGCTGCTGGATGCACTGCACCACCCCGCCCGCGCCCTGGTGTCGGTGCTCGTGCCGCTGGTGCCGCATCGCCCGGCTCATCCGCAGGGACGGCTGACCGGCCACCAGAGCGCAGTACACCGCCTCAGACCTCGCTCAGGATCTCCCTGCGGACCTCGCGCTGCTCAGCGCGCTTGCGCCTGCGGGAGTCGGTGAGGGCTCCCGAGCAGTCCGGAGCGTGCCGCCTGCGGCCCCGGTACCACCCCTGGCGCGTCCCGGGGCAGCAGCCGGGGCTCTCGTACCGTCCGAGCATTCTGGCCATCAGGTCAGGCTACTCCGGAACAGGTCGGCGTGCTGCTCGATGTAGCGCTCCCCGGCGTCCCTCATCGCCTCCTCCAGGCCACTGAGCGCCCAGGAGACCTCGTCCTCCACCCCGGCGCACCCGCACCGAGCGCGCCGTGCGCGAGAGCATCGGCCGCTGATACCCCAGGAACCTGGGGAACGTGCTAATATAACGCGTACTCACCCAAGAGATGGCGAACGCCAAGGAGGTACTTTTATGGACGACTACGAGCTGCCCATCGACGAGCCGGTCCTCCCCGCCGAGCCGACCGGCGACGACCCCTTCAGCGGCCTGTCCGACGCCGCCGAGGCGATCGGCGACTGGGCGGTCATGGTCCTGTATTCCCAGATCGCGACCGTCGCCCTGCTGGTCTACGTCGCCACCATCCTCACGGTGGTCGCGATGCGCATGAAGCGCTGACTCGCCTGCTCCCCGAACGGCAGAGGCCCGGGTCCCGATCGTGGGACCCGGGCCTCGTCGCGTCACCAGGCGGCGTCCTCAGTCTCCTCCTCGGGCGTGACGACCCGCGCCCCCAGCAGGCCCTGGTCCTCCAGGCGCTTCCGGCGCGGGCTGTGATCGTCGCGCATGATCATCCTTTCACCAGCTCTTCGACAGCCCAGCAGACGTTCTGCTCGACCTCTGCCAGAGTCCATCCGCGCCCCTCCCGGACGGCCTGCCGGGACCGGTAGGACAACCGGGCGATGGCCCCGAGCACCAGAGAGTTGATGTCGGCCAACTCGTCCATGGACAGCCGGTTCTTGGCGCTCTGCTTCTCCACGGCCAGCGGGGTGACGCCGTCCTTCCGGAACCGTGTGCACAGAGCGGGGTTCACCGGGCGGACCCGCTTGAGCTGAGCCGCCTTCATGCCCGTGACGCAGAGGTAGAAGTAGTTCTGCATCCGCGCGAAGAACAGGTCGGAGTACTCGGTGCCCGGCTGGTAGTCCACCGCCGTGGTGACGACGTCCCGCAGCCTGCTGTAGTCGAACTTCTCGTCGTAGCGCACCCGCAGGGCCTGAGCCCGCTGGTCCTGCGGCGCGAGCTGCTCGACGTTGAGGAGGTAGGTCCGGAGGGCTCGGGCGACCTGGGAGTCCCGCAGGAGCATGCCGACGTTCAGGACGGCGCGGCGGGAGAAGATCGCCAGGGACCGGACGCGAGATTCGATCCGACAGAGTGACTTCATGTCACTCAGTTCCTCGCCCTCCAGTACGCGGTAGCCGTTGCCCTCCAGCTCCTCACGGTGGCGCTCGACGAGCTTCTTAATCGTGTCGGTCGACACCTCGTAGTACCGGGCCACCAGTTCGGTGGTGGCGTGCAGGTTGTCCGGCAGGAGGGAGAGCTTCTTGACCTTGTCGAGCAGGTGGTCGCGGTCGGCGTAGTTGGCGCGGAGGCCCGAGGAGTCCACGAAGATCGTCTCGGGGAGGTTGAGCACAGGCGTCCTCCTGTACGGAGGCGTCGCATACTGCCCCGGGTGCACAGACCGTACGCCAGTGGTACAGTAGCAACGCTGGTTGATACTGACGGGGCCCCACCCTACAGCAGGGTGGGGCCTTTGTCGTGCCCGGAAGTCCATGCCTCGAAAGGGGAACGCCAGCTAAGAACTCGCCTTTTAAGCGAGGTCTCGTCACGCCTTTCATTGGGGACCTGAATACCAGCGGAGGAGTCGTCGCCTTTCCCATCAGCCGAGCAGGGATTGAGACGAGGTAGAGTGGTGGTGCCCGTCTTCGACTGGACATCTTGGACGGCACGAGGCCCGGCGGCCCGCAGGGGGACGCCGGGCCTCGTTGTGTCAGGACTCGGTGCCCAGGACAAAGTTCCGTCCCTCGGTGCTTCCCCAGGTTTCTAGGGTATAGTCGAGCCAAAGATCTGGGAGGGATCACCCATGAAGGTCCGCATCATCCTCGCCGCGCTGGCGATCACCCTGACGGCCGGAGCCTGCGCCGTCCCCGTCGAGAACGAGGTCTCCGCCGGTCACAGCAAGCCGGGCAAGACCACCGCGAAGGCGGCCAAGAAGACTCCGCCGGTCGCCCTGAAGGCCGTCGAGACCGAGCACGACCCCGGCGTGTTCGCCGAAGGCACCTACACGGCCGTCAAGGTGACGATCACCAACCGCCGCAAGAGCGGCCTGCTGGAGGTCGATCCCTTCTACTTCGCCGTGGTGGACAGCAAGGGTGGCAAGCACGAGGCGTCCGACACCACCGGAATCGACAAGAACGAGTTCGACCTGACCAAGCTCGCTCCCGGTGAGCACGCCACCGGCACCGTTGCGGTGAAGGGGCGGTTCGTCCCGACGAAGGTCACCTTCACCCTGAACGGCTTCGGCACCGTCTACTCCGCTCCGGTCGCCCAGGCGCGGTAGGGTACCCCGTCTTGGCGTAGACACCAGACACACCGAGGCCCGCCGGGAATGATGCTCCCCCGGCGGGCCTTCGTGTGTCTCAGAAGCCCGTCTGATCGGTGATGTCCTGCACTCCGATGTAGTACCAGGATCCGTCCGAGCGCTGGACGAAACCCTTCTTCTCCGGCTCCTCGATCATGTTGACCAGACCGTCGATCGTGGCCTGAGCCTCGGAGACGTAGCGAAGCAGGGCCCGAAGGGCTGCCTCATACCCCTCGTGGATGGGATCACTGCATCGGATGGCCTGCTCGATGAGTTCCGGATTGAACAGCGCCTTGATCGCGGACTCTCCGCTCATCTGGGCAGCCGCTCGGTTGATCTGGCTCTGCTGACGTTCCCATTCAGTAGGCATGTAGGGAAGCCTACTCTGGCAGCTCCTTCAGCGGCTCCAGGCCCTTCTTGCGCCGCTTGGCGTTGATGCCGTTCAGCCGCTCGCACTTCCGGCAGCGGCGCTTGCCCGTGGTCGTGTCGTGCTTGGTGTTCTGCTCGTCGTAGGCGTGCCCCCGGCGGCAGGTCGGCGTCCCGGCCCGGGAGAGGCTCTCCATCCCGTCAGCGGGCCTCTCAGAGCCCGTCTTGGCCTTGTAGACCCGCTCGCGGTTGCACGCCTTGCAGTGCCGGGCGGTGTACTCCTTGCCGTTGCGACGGATCGTCACCCACATGGTGTTCGCGTCGTCGTACGGGTGGCCCTTCGGGCAGTGCGTCTTGAACTGGTTGCGCTGGCGCGGCTTGTTCGCCGCCGCCGCGTTCTCCTTGGGCGGCCTGGCCTGGAGATGCTCTGGGCGGCAGCAGCGGCGGTGCACGCACGTCTTCCCGCCCGCACAGGAGACATCACCGTTGTGGCAGACGTGATCGATCTCGTAGCCGTCCGGGATGACCCCGTGCTCGGCCTCGTAGATCAGTCGGTGGACGAGATAGGGGCGGCCTCCGACGCTGAGCTGACCGTAGCCGCCGCCCGTGGGAGGGCGGGGCCACGTCCAGCAGCCATCGGTCGGGAGGCCGTCTGGGTACGCCTCACTCAAGATCTTCATGATGCGCTCGATCGGCGCAGGACTGGACATAGGCCGAGACACTACACCAGGGGTCTAGCTAGACACAAATCCTGTTTTCGCAGGTCAGGAGTAGAAACGGACCCAGTACCTCGGACGTGCGGCAACGCTTCCAGCTATCCGAGTCGGACCGTATTTGCCATAGACACCGCCGCTTACCAATACCTGAGGCGTGCCAAGGAACATGAAGCTCAACTTAAAGGTGTCCTGGGCGCTCTTCAGGTCCTCCTCGGCCTCGGCGAGGAGCTGGCCCCAGCGGTCGAAGTAGTCGCGCCGGTCCAGCCGGGACACCCCGCCCGCTAGCATCGCCTCGGGCTGCTCCAGGTAGCTGCGCCGCAGGTGCTTGAGCGCCTCGATGTAGGTCACCAGCTCCAGCAGGCCGCCCCACTGGTGGATGGGGAAGACCGGGCCGCCGTTGCCGTCGATGGTGTGCGTCTGGTACGGCTGGCTGATCACGTTCAGCCTGCGCAGGCCCATCCCCATGAGCTGCGCCATCCGGCCCCGGGACCAGTGCGTCTGGTAATAGGTCTGAAGGTGCGGGCCCCCGGCGGGCGAGTCAAACAGGTCGGCGAAGCGGATCCAGACGTTGTCCACGACCTCCTTGAAGGCCGTGGGGAGCTGGTCGTAGGCGGGGTTGGCCTCGCCCACCACGGTGTAGATCGTGTACGTCTCGGGGTGGCCGTCCATCTCGTACGACCAGATGCCGTGGTAGTTGCCGATCTGACCGGTGTCCTCGGCGGTCAGCCGCACCTCGTACAGGCCCGTGGAGGGGTGCTCGGCGACCCGCTGGAAGACCTGCGTGCCGACCCCGTCCGGGGTGTCCATGAAGTAGTAGGTCAGCGTGACGTCGCCGTCCGCGTCGATGGGGGAGGTGCCGTCCGGGCCGATCAGCGACAGCCCAACCGTCTGGACGGTGTTGCGACCGAAGTACCGGCGCTCGCGCCAGTCGATCAGGTCCGGGTTGACCAGATCGGTGGGGTCGGCATTGTAGCCCTCCATCACAGGGCTCCTTCCCGGCTCTCATAGGCGCGCTGGGCCTCCAGCGCGGCGTGGACGCACTCTTCCAGGGTCAGGTCGTGGGCAGCCGCCCAGCGGGGCGCTGAGACCACCAGGTTGCCGATCTCACGTCGCAGATCCTCCCGGGAGCCGTCCCGCAGGGCGCGCACCAGGTCGCCGCCGACGCGCAGCAGGGCCTGGGCGATGTCGCCGGAGGCGCTGGGCAGGCCGATGGCACAGGCCCGCCCGGTCAGCTCGTCCAGCGTCATCGCGCCCGCCCGTCACAGGATCTGGTTGGAGGCGTAGGTGGCCATCGACGCGACGACCTTCATGCCCCGCAGGATCACCGAGGTGTTGTAGGCCCCGACGGTGACCTTGCCGCCGAGGGTGTGCGACCCCGCCGAGACCGAGACCATGCCGAGCAGCGTCATGGTCATGTAGGCGTTGGCGCTGGTGTCGGCGGAGTTGCCGGTGAAGCGCAGCGAGTCGGAGTAGCCGCCCAGCAGCGAGTCTCCGCCGTCGTAGACGATCCGGCCGAAGATCGACTGGGAGAAACGCGAGTCGCAGCCGAAGGTCATGTTGAGCCAGACGGCCAGGTTGCAGGGCCTGGGAGTGGTGAAGTTCAGCAGGTTGTAGGTGACCACCGCGTTCTTGGACAGCGTGGCCTCGAACAGCGCGCCGCCCGCGAACATGCCCGCCGCAGCGCGCTCGAATTGCCAGGCCGAGCCGTCCCACCACTGGAAGCACTTGTAGTCGGTGAGAAAGATCGTGCGGCCCGCCTGGGCCGCGCCCCAGCTCGGCCGGGTGGAGGAGGTGCACACGTGCACGCCCGGCGCGGCGTCGAGCTTGTTGTAGTTGTCCACGAAATCCTGGGTCAGGAACGGGTCGGTCCCGTCCGGACGCTTCAGGCCGAGCCGTGGGGTCAGGGTGCTCATGGACAATCTCCTGGGAACGCAAACGGACACCTCTCACTCCTTCAGGGGTGAGAGGTGTCCGTGTACAGCAGGAGGGTCAGCGGCGGGCCCGTTCGGCGTCGTAGAGCACCGGCCGGTTGTCCTCGCGGTAGTAGCGCCGGGCCAGGTCGAGCGGGTCGCCCAGCGCGGCCAGCGTGAGGTCGTCCATGGCGGGGACCTCCTCGGCCATCAGGGTGTAGAACTCCTCCAGGTCGGCCTCGTCGGGGATCTGCGTCATCGCCTCATCAGGAGGCTCCTTCGCCGGTTCGCTCATGCCCACTCCTTCTCTTGGGTTTTTAAAATGCAGATGGGGCGGTACTGGGCCGCCCCATCATACATATTCCCCAGGTTCCTTGGTAGTGATCAGACTCCCAGGCCGGTTCCCGGGACCACGGTGCCGTCGGCGTTGTAGATCGGGTTGATCGTGTTGCGCGGGTCGAGCCCGACCGGCGGGACCTCGTCGTAGTGCAGCGGCGAGACCGGGGCCGACCAGTCGGAGAACTCGCCCAGCCCGCGCTCGTTGAAGGCCGCCACCCGGAAGATGTACGCCTGGCTGGGCACGACCTGCTCGAAGTCAAAGCTGGTCACCCCGCCCGGCGCGTACCGGGTGCCGTCGGTGTTGGACTGGATCAGGTAGCCGTCGATGTCGTCGTCATCGGCCAGGTTCGGGTTAGTCCAGGTAATGGTGACCTTGCGGTCCCCCGCCGTGACCGAGACCAGCGTCGGGGCGGGCGGCTCCTCGTCGGCGATCCGCGTGCCCCAGTACACCTGGTCACCGGCCTGGTAGGTGACCTCGATCTGATCGCCGTCGGCCGCCGAGCCGCCGCTCTCGCGCAGGATGGACGCCCGGCGCTCGCCCATGCCGCCGGTGAAGGTGACGGTGTAGTCGGTGTCCAGCACCAGCGGGTCGTCGGCGAAGTAGGCCGCGTTGCCGTAGGCGTAGCTCACCGTGAGGGTGTCGTTGGCGTCCACGGTGTCGCTGTCCACCGGGGTGACGGTGATCTTGCGCGCCGCCCCGGTGCCGGTGGCGGCCACGGTGTAGTCGGTGGTCGGCGTCAAGACGGTGTCGTCCTTCTTGACCACCAGGTCGGCGACCGCCGTCAGCACTCCCAGGTTGTCCAGCTCGAAGGGGTCCAGGCCGGTCAGGACGTGCTCCTCGTCCTCCACCTGGATGACCTGGCCGGTGTTGACCACCACCAGCGAGGCCGCGTTGCCGATGACGCCGGGGCGGGTGAGCGCGGGCGTGGTCGCGTCGATGGTCAGCGTGTCGGTCTGGGTGATGATGTGCCCGCCGATCGCGCCGAAGCTGGCGGTCTCCACCGTGCCGTCGGTGACCCAGGGGTAGTTCTCCTGCGGCACCGGTTCGGCGTACCCGTAGGCGCGGTCGGATTCGTACAGGGTGACCGGCACTCCGATGCTGGGCTCGCGGTAGACGGGGGCCGCCATGTTCGCCGGGGCCGCGTACCCCATGGTGGTGTCCTGGGTGCCGGTCAGCAGCGTGGAGACCGGGCTGAAGTCGCCCGGATCGTTCGGGCCGTAGACCCCTTCAGTGTCGGGGGTCGCGCTCAGCACCGGGCTCTCGGGCCGGGCCGTGACCGAGCCCGCCCCGCCGATCTCGGTGGTGTCCTTGACCTCCCCGGAGGTGGCCATGCTGCCCACCGGGATGGCACCGGTCTGGCCGTACACCCCGGCGGTCTCGACGTTCGTGGCTGGAGTGTCGGGCATCTCCGGGCCTCCCTACCTCTCGTTTCCCGCTCAGGCGCTCTTGGAGCCCGAGCCCGTCTCGTCGTTCTCGCGCGCCCTGGCCAGCACGTCGTCCTTGAGGTTCAGGATGCCCTTGCGGGCCTTGCCCCGCTCCTCCGACTCCAGCACGCGGACGGCCTCGTCCTCGCCGACGCCCTTGAGGTACTCCAGCACCTCCGGCGCGGTGTGCTCGACGGGGTCGAAGACCTCCCGGGGCTCGTCGGACGCGGCCTTCTCCTCGGGGGCGGCATCGACGCCCTCAGCGGGCCCCTGGGGCTCCGGCACGGCCGGGGCGGGGTCCGGGGCCGCCTCCGCCTCCCGGAGGGGCTCAGGGGCGTCCTGAGGCGTCTGGGAGACCGGCAGGACGCCCTGCGCCTGCATGGCGATCACCTCGTTGCGCCACGCCGCCATGGCGTCGTTGTAGGGCCGGTACTGCGCCGCCTCGGGGTGGTACTCGCCGAAGCCCTCGACCTTGTCTGCGTTCACACCTGGCCTCGCTCCCTGGGGGTGATCCGGGTCCGGAACCACTTGTACCCCTTCTTGCTGGTGCCATCGGCGTTGTAGGAGTTGTCCTCGACGCGGGTGTACTCCATGCTCAAGTGGACATGCCGGGCGCACAGCGGCGCGGTGTCCATCTGGGCGCGGTCGCGGATGGCGATCGAGGCCCCGCAGGGCGCGTCGGGCCGCTCGCCGGGACCCACGCAGGTCTCGCCGATGATGTCGCGGTTCTCCGGCCGGTCGATGGTCTCGGCGATGTGGGCCTGAGCGCGCTCGCGCTGCTCCCGGGCGGCCTTCATCTGCTGCTCGAAGGCGTTGCGGACGCTCTCCGACATCGTGTCGGACTCCAGTGCCAGCACCTGGTGCTGGAGCGCCTTGACGACGGCCGGGGCGATGGTCAGCTCCTCGGAGACGTATTGGACGTCGCCGCCGCCGGGGTCTCCGGCGGCCTGGAACTCCAGATAGTTGCGCGGGTCGCTGAAATTGGGGGTGAGCACGACCACCCCGTCCCTCAGGTTGCGCAGTGCGACGAGCTGACCGACCGGCATGTGAATCACCTTCCGAGGATGGATGCGTCCACCCATTCCCCGGGCTCGGCGGACACCCGACAGCAGAAACACCTCGGGCTCCGGACCGAGGTCCGGAGCCCGAGGCCCTCTTACCCAAGAGAAAGGTCGTCGCCGTGGAGTTCAGCACATCCGGGCCCCCGACCGTACTCACAGTATGCGCGACCGTGTCACCCAAAGCAAGGCGACGATCATGGCGTGACCGAGAAGCGGAAGCCGTCCAGGCTGACCCAGTCCGGGTTGTAGGAGGAGAACCAGAAGTAGAACTCGACCTTGCCGTCCGGGTGGATCCCCATGCGCACCCAGGAGAACCCGCCCCGGAAGGTGGCGGGCTGGATCGAGAAGGAGAAGTGGGGCGGCCGGAAGTCCGTCGGGAGCGTGCCCACCTCCTGCGGGCTCACGGTGAAGTCGGCGTTGTTGCTCCTGCGAATGTTGCCGCGCAGCTCCACCGTGTCGCCGACCTTGCGGTAGGCGGGCCGCGCACCGAGGGAAGAGTTCCAGGCGATGCCCGAGGCCAGCGTGAGGTTCGTCCAGGGGCTGGGGGTGACGTTGGGGGCGTGCACGTTGCCGTCCCGGTCGATCCGGGCCAGCAGGTCCCCGCCGATGTGCTTGCGCCACTGCTGGAGGTCGCCGCTCTGGTTGTTGTCGTACCCGGCCACCACCAGCGGGGTGGCGTCGGCCGAGGCCGCCTCCAGCCGCTGCATGCCGTAGGCGTCCAGCCACCAGACCTGCTTCCCGGCGACCGTCACGGTGCGCACCAGCGCATTGGTCTCGCGGGGGCCGGAGGGCACGATCACCTGGTCCGCCACGCCCGAGGGGTTGCTCACGGTGACGGTGTTGTTGCCCGTCTTGACCATGTAGGTCGGCTGCGCGGCCTCGATCGCCGCGACCCGGTTCTCATGGGCGGTGAGCACGTCGACCATGGAGTTGTGGTCGTCGGTGTGCCCGGGGTCGCCGACGCTGTGGTGGCTGGGGATCGTCATGGAGCCTCCTCACCCCTTCGGAGGAGGGAAGGTCACACCGGCAGGACGTGCGGCAGGATGTCGTCCAGGTCCACCGGGTAGGGGGGTTCCTCCCAGTAGCCGCGCGCCAGGATCGAGTCCTTGGCCCTGGGCGTGTGGAGCTGGCCGAGCCTGACGTCGGCGACCTGGGCCTGCCGGTGCCCCCGGTGGTCGTCGTAACCGAGGTCGATCAGGTAGCGCTCGTGCCCCTGGTGACCGATCACCTGGGCGTCGGGGGTCACGAAGGCTCCTCTCGCCACGGCCTGGTTCACCCGGGCCAGATGGTGCTGCCACTCCTGGGGCTTGCCCTTGAGCATGTGCACCCAGGGGATCCGCCGCCGGTTCAGATGCTCCTTGAGTTCCTGCATGTGCTCGTGGTCACGGAAGGACCCGGGGTCCTCGTGCAGCACGGCGTAGTGGACGTCCCGCAATCCGACGCCGCCGTGGAAGTGGGCCTCGGTGTAGTCGATCCCCTCTTCATGGTTGGGGCGGTCCAGTCGCCAGTCCTTGGGGTCGGTGTACCGGGGAAATCCTGACAATTTAAAATCCTGCACCGGATGGGCCATCCGGCCCTCCTCCCGGTGGTCGAGCGTGTCCCCGATGAAGGCGCTGGTGCGGTGCCAGATGCGGGGCCGGTGCAGCACCAGGGAGTGCTCGCCGTAGCCGCGCACGCCCGGATGCTGGACGGAGGGGTTGTGGGTCAGATACCCGTAGATCGGCCGCGCCTTGGCGGGCAGGTCGTGGGGGTAGCCGAAGAACTGGTGCTCGACGTCGGCCCGGGTCTCCGGGGCCAGCGCGCCCCTGGAGGTGCCGGTCTCGAACTGGCTCTTGATCCGCCCGCTGTCCAGGATCGAGTGCAGGGCGTGCTTGCTGACCGATATGGCGGGCAGCGCCTTGCCGATCGCATGGCGCAGACGCCGTTCGATGCGCTCGGGCCCGTGCTCGGGCTCCTCGTCCATGTCCTCGTAGCGGTCGGCGTAACCGCCGTGATCCTCGTTCCAGCTCCGGCCCGCCTCGTAGTCCACATCACCGCCGTGGACTTCATCGTCCTGGGGATGCACCAGGAAGGGATTGTGCCGCTGGAGGTCGGGGTGCGCCAGGTGGCCCCAGATCTCATCGTTTCCGGCGTGGTGATAGTGGGGGTGCCTCGGGTGGATGCGCGGGGCCGCGCGCTCCATCCCCGGCAGCGGAGGCCGGTTGGGGTCCTCGGTGTTGCGCCTCGGGGGCGTCCATAGGTATCGCGACGGCATCGGGCCTCCTCCACCCTTCCACGGGGAGGCCCGCCCCTCCGACAGGAGAGGCGGGCCCTGGGGGTCCGTAGGGTGTGGGGGCCTACGGAGTCTTCGTGATCGTCGCGATCACATCGCCCTTGGCGGAAATCATATCCACCAGGTCCATATGCAGGAAGACCTTCAGGGCACTACGCTGCTCCCGGTAGGCCGCCCACTTCAGCTCGTCCTCAGCGTCCTCCAGGCCCTTCAGCTCGACGGCCGTCCCCAGAGTCGGCAGCCAGAAGTCCGGCGCGTACCAGCAGCCCTCGCGCCACGCGACGCCGTACTGCCGGTCGAACCGCTCGATGGGGATCTTCAGGGTGGTGCACAGGCCCCAGAAGAGAGCTTCGTAACCGGAGTCGAGCACGATGGCGTCGTCCACCACGATGTGCTTCTTGATCTTGGTGTGCTTCTGGGCGCACTCGTTCGAGCAGTACTTGTTGTGGCCGTTGCCGTAGTTCTTGTACCGGGTACAAAACGAAAAGACCGCCCGCACCGTGTCCGGTTTGGGCGGTCCTGACGCCTTTTTCGCTACGCAGGGTAGTGGATCAAGGCGTCTTCGTGATCGTTGCGATACCGCGAGGATTCAGGATGGCCATCGACACCATCTCGTCGAATACCCAGCCCTTCCAGAACGCCGGGACGTTGTGGTTCTCCTCCACGTCCAGCGAGTACAGGACCGGGAAGACGCCGAGGAAGTTCGGCTCCGGCGTGAGGAAGATCTTCTTCTGCGGGACCGCGATGGACCGCTGGATCTGGAACTCGCCGAAGCTGGTGATCTGCTGACCGGCGACGACGCGGTCCTTGAAGGCCCAGCCCGTCTGGTTGATGTCCCACCGGTACATGTCCCGGAAGTCCATCGGGTTGATCAGGATCCGCGCGCTCTGAAGCTCGTGCATGTCCGTCATGGACACGGCCGAGTAGAGCGAGCCCGGCGTCAGGTAGCCGGACGCCTCGGTGATGTCGTGGTTCGGGGTGACCACGTGGTCGGGCCGGGTGGCGTAGTCGGTCAGCGCCGCCTGGAGCAGCACGAGCAGCCGGGCGTCCTCCTGCTTGAGGATCGCCTGCTTGGTCTCGTCCTGGACCTGCTCGACCGCGTTGATGCGCAGGTAGAACAGGTCTTCCTTCCGGATCGCAGGCTGGCTGGCGATGCGGAAGAAGCGGACCGGGACGCGCTTGCCCTCGAAGGGCGTGACGCGGACTTCACCCTCGGTGCCGGACATGATGTACGCCTGGCCCAGGTCGTCCCACACGTCGTACTCGACGGGGGTCCCGGGGGTGACCGGGTCCTCCATCAGCATGTTGCGGGTGACGCCCTGGTAGCGCAGCTTGAGCTGGATCGGGCCGACCATGCCGACGCCGAGCCGCTTGATGCCGGAGACCTCGTCCTTGAGGATGAGGGCCAGCTTCTTGACCTTGTCCTTGTGGGACAGGGTGCGGCCGTTGGCCTGGCGAGCGGTCAGTTCGGCCACGTAGTCGTCGCTCTTGCGGGCGACGGTCCGGCCGAGGCCGGAGGCGGTGAGCTGGGTCACGGCCGCAGACCTCCGATCGTGATCTTCGTCGGCGAGTTGACCTTCAGCAGCCGGGCGACCGGCGCGGTGGTCTTGTCGGTCTCCGACGAGGGGACCAGCTTGCCGATGGTGGGGCCCGCCGTGCCGACGTGCAGCAGGGTCTCGGACCCGGCGGTGTCGGTGTAGGTGAGCGACGTGGCGAATGCGGGGGCCAGGACCTCGGCCTCGGCGTCGGGGCTCATCACCCAGACGGCGAAGGCGTTGATGCCGACGTCCAGCGGCTCGTCGATGCCGTCGCCGCCGACGTACAGCGCGGCGAAGCCGTAGGGCACGTTGTTGGCCGCCGTGCCGACGCCGCCCGCACCCGAACCTGCACCGCAGAGCGTAACGTTCTCGCCGACCGCCTTGGTCATGACCATGCCTGGCCAGATCGGCGTGCTGCGGTCCCAAGACGGGTCCAGAAAGACCGACTTGGGCGTCATCTGCGTCCAGCCGTACAACGGGCGGAAGGTCCGCTTGATGTACGAGCTGTTCATTCGCGTCCGGAGCAAGGTTCCCTCCAATCAGACTCTCGTGATCCAGAGCCGACTGGACGGCTCCCTTCACCCATTCGCTGTGCTCTGAAGGTCACTTGGACAGCAAGAAGCCCCGGTTCTTCCGGTGCAGGAGGGAAGAACCGGGGCTTCGCTCTGGCGGAGCGGCTCAGGTCGGGTATCCGGCCCCCGTCGTGGTGTCGACCCCGGCGGGGGTGTCCTCGAACAGCGTCGCGTGCGCGCCGGGCCGGATCGCGGCGTACTCCTGATCGGTGAGCAGCACGACGTCCCCGGCGGTGAACGGTCCCCGGCCGCCGAGGACGACGTTGTCCAGGCCGGTCTTGATCGTCACGGCGTACACCGGTCAGTCCGAGGTGAGCGACTCGGACAGGAACAGGTCGGAGGCGTCGCCGTCGTCGAAGGAGGACCCGGCCGCCGTCACGGCCATCTCCGAGACGCCCGCCAGGCTCGGGGCCCGGCGCTGGCTGGCCTGCTTGGGCAGCGGGCCGCCCTGGCGGCGCTTGGGTGTCCGGGACCCCTGCGCCTTGAGCGTGGCCTCCAGGGTGCGGATCTCGTGGTTGATCATCTCGTCGCTGAGCGCGGCGGTGCGCTCGATGCCGGTGGCGACCATCAGCTCGTCCTGGTCGGCGGGCACCAGGCCCGCGCTCTTGCGCAGCTTGGCCAGCCGGATCGAGGCCATCGTGCGGCCCTGGTCCTGGAAACCCGGCGAGGTCGTGGTGCCCGCGTAAGACGCGCCGTCAGCCGCGAACGGACCGGTCAGCGGGAAACCGTAGCCCTCCGGGCTGGTGGCGTTGACCATCGGGTCGCCGACGCGCACGTCCGTCTCGATCTTGGTCTGCTCGTACGGCACGTGGGTCTCGGTGCCCGCCACCGGCTGGGTGACGTCCACGAGCTGGGTGTAGGGGTTGACCGGCATGGTCGTGCCCGGCGCGAGCGGGGAGTCCACCTGCTGGGCCGGGACGCGGCCGGTCGAGCCCGGCGTGATGCCCGGGTTACGCGGGTCGTCGAACGCCTCGGGGAACTCGGCCTCTTCGGTGGACTGGGTCGGAGCGCCGCCCGGAGGGTCGGGGATCGGCTGCCCCGGGTTCATGATGTCGGCGACCTTCTTCGCGCCCTCGCGCTTGAGGGCCTCGAACTCGCTCGACACCCCGGCGACGGTGGCCAGGTAGTGGAGCTGCTGGCCCGCGACCTCCAGGGCGGCAGTGGCGGCCCGCAGGTGCATGTCCAGCGCGGCGACCTTCGTCTCCAGTGCGGCGACCTTGGAGGACTCCGCCGCCGCGTTGTTCGGCTTGGTACCCATGTTCTCCCTCATACGGGTCATCCGCGCCTGGCTGCGCGGCGCGTGTTGTCCTTCCGCCCCTTCGGAGCTTCGTCCTCGTCCTCTACAGCATCGGCCTCGGCTTCGGCGTCGGCCTCCTCGTCCAGCTCGCCCTCCTCCACGGGCATCTCGCCCTCCTGGTCGTCGGGGACGCCGTTGGCGTTGGCGTCATCGGCGATCTCCTGGGGGACCTCGCCGCCGAGCATGCCGACGTCGTTGGGGGACAGCATGGTGGCCTCGCCGCAGTTGGGGCAGACGTCGCCCGCCAGCAGGCCCTGCTGCCCGCTGGGCAGCGACGGGTCGTTGTTGGTCATCGGGGCCTGGGTGTCGGCCGAGAAGCCGCACGCCGGGCAGAACAGGTCGGCCACGCCATCCTCGGCCTGCCCCGGCAGGCCCTGCATCACCGGGTCCTGGCCGAGCGGGTCGTTGAGGTCCATGCCCTCCTGGCCGGGGATCGGCTGGCCGTCCGGTCCGACCTGGGCCTGCTGGCCCATCTCGTCCTTGCGCAGCTCCATCTGCCGGGCGACGCCGGTGTCCGGGTCGGTGAACATGCTCGGCGGCTGGAGGAAGTTGCACACCTGGCAGCGGTCGCCGTCGAAGGCATCGACCTCGCCGCACACGGGGCAGCTCTCGGCCCGCAGGGTATCGACATCCTGCGGGGCCTTGGTCTCGCCGTAGGCCAGGGTGGGCAGGCTGGAGCGCCGCCCCTCGGTGCGCTTTTTGATCTCCCCGCAGTACGCCTCGGGGTCCTCCTTGTCGGCGTTCTTCTCCTCGCAGTCCTCGAAGTCCTCATAGCCCGCGAAGGGCGCACCCTTGCGGAAGGCCAGGGACGGCAGGCTGGAGGGCCTGCGGTGCGGATTGCGCATGTGGATGTCGCCCTCGTCTCTCATCAGGCCCGGGTGCTGGTGCTTGTCGTAGCGGGCGGCCTCGATCTCGATGGAGGGCAGCGAGGACTCCTTGCGGTGCTCCCCCAGGACCTCCGGCAGGCTCTGGGCGAAGCCGGGGTGCAGGTCCATGTTCCGCATCTCCGCCCTGGTGAACCATCCGTGGCCGGTGGACTCGTCGTCCCACTCGCCCGGGTGGAACGGCTCGTCGGCCCTCATCCTCACGGTGTGGTAGACCCAGCCGCCGTGGTCGTCGGAGTGGGTCCGGTGGTGCACGAGCCCGTCGGGCAGCTCGCCCATCTCCTCCTCGGCCTCGCGCCGGGCACCCTCCTCGGGACTCTCACCCTCGTGCAGAGCCCCGCCGGGGATGCCCCAGGTGCCGCCGTGGTCCACCCAGGGGGCGCGCTTCTGGAGCAGGTAGCGGGTCTGGCCGTCCTCGGGGTCGTCGTGGTGGATCAGCAGCCCGGCCGCGCCATGCGGGCCCCAGTGCGTGCCGCAGCCGGGCCGCTCGCAGGGGACGTCGTACTCGGCGACCTTGGGCAGGGACGACTTCACGCCGTGGATGTGGAAGTGCCTGCCCGGGAACATCTCCGGATTGGCGTGCAGCCGCTGGTGTGCGGACTCCAGGCTGCCGCTGTCGCGCATCTGCTCCACACTCTCGCGCCCCCACTCGGCGTGATCGTGGAGAAGGTGGTCGAAGAGGTCGTCGTGCCGGGGCCGGGGCACTCCGGCCACTTCGGTGCCGCCCTGCTCCGGGGGGACCTCGAAGAGGCTCTGCTGACCGTGACCCGGCGCGTGGATCGGCTGCTGATCGACCTTCTGCGCCCATTCCATGCCGTCCGGCGTCTGCACATCGGAGTGCCGAGGCGGTGTAAGACCATGCTGCCCGGCGACCTCGTGGGCTCGGTGCCACAGCGCGGAGGCGATGCCCTGGCCGCGTTTGTCGTAATCGGTCTGGACCATTGAGACCTGACCGTCGTGGGGCTCCCACATGAGGTAGCCAACCTCACGGTGACGGCCCTCTTCATCAGGCAACGTCGCTTTCAGGAAGTGCTTGCGGTTGGGGTGGTGTTCGGCACGCGTGAAGCGGAAGCGCATGCCCTCGGGGGCCGCCTCCTTGGTCAGGCTCGCGGTGGCCCTCAGCCCCCGGTCGTCCACGCCCGTGACCACAGCCGTCGGATCTGCGGGGTCCTCCACCAGGAAGGAGTTCTCGAAGAAGCCGAGCTTGTAGCAGATCTCCCGGATCAGGTGACCCTCGCGCTGGCCGGAGGCGGTGTGCCGGTAGAGGATCTTGCCCTTCATCTGCGGGATGTGCTGGCAGTACTCGGCCGGGGTGGTGGCCTTGTTGCCGCACGCCGAACAGATCGAGTAGCCGACGTCGGTGCCCATCGAGGTGCGGTTGACCCGGCCCTCGATGATCGCCTGGGCGAGCTTGGGGAAGCGCTGGGCGTCGATCTCGTGCAGGGCCTCGATCCACACGTCCGGCCTGCCGTCGGGGAGGGTGTCCTCATGCAGGGCGGCGTCGATGATCACGCCGCGCATCCTCTTGTGGTCCTCGTTGTGGTGGTTGACGAAGACCGGCTTGCCGATGGCGGTCTTCCACGCCTTGCGGATCTCCTCGGCGGGGAACTCGTCGTGGTTGTCGTTGCATCTTGATGATATCATCCGAGAGCGCACGTAAAGATATCCCGGCCTCGGCTCGTAGTTGAAGACCGCTCGGTGGGCGGTCTTCTGCGCCGAGGAGCGCTTCGTGGCCACGTAGGCGTCGATCACCGTCGCAACGGCATATTTACGCAGCATGATCGACCTCCGGAAGGATCATCGTCTTATGAACGCCACGCCCCCGTGCGAATGCGGTTGCGGCCAAGATCCCGGCGTCTGGACTAGGAACAACACCCGCTACGGCTGGGTCAAGGGCGAGCCGCGCCGCTTCGTCCACGGGCACAACACCCGCAAGCCCGACTACACCGTGGACCCCGTCACCGGCTGTTGGGTGTGGGCGAAGTACCTCAACGAAGACGGCTACGGTCTCATGGGCGTCCGGCCCGAGGACTATCGATCGGGCGACGGCTACCGCACCGTCAAGGCGATGAAGGTCTACTGGGAGCGCGCCAACGGCCCGGTGCCCGAGGGGCTCGTGCTGGACCACTTCCGGTGCGACAACCGGGCCTGTGTCCGGCCGGACCACATGCGTCCGGCGACCAGCCGGGAGAACACGCTGCGCGGTGATGCGCCCTCGGCCTGGAACCTCGCCAAGACCCACTGCAACAGCGGTCATGAGTTCACCCCCGAGAACACGTACGAGCACGGAGGGGTGCGCCACTGTCGTGCCTGCCGGAACGAGGCGCAGAAGCGGTACATGGCACGCAAGAAGGGAACGGCGTAGCCGACCGTCTTCGCAACGTGTTCGTACACCCTGGCTCCCTCCGTCCACCCCTTCCCTGGCTCGGGCGGCAGAATGACATGCCCCGGACGCAAGCCCGTCGCCATTCCTAAGGTTTCTTGGTAAGATGAGCGCTTCGCCCGTACTCTGCCCTGGGAGGGGAAGTGATCCTGGACGTCGCGCAGTTTGACGAGAGCAAGCCGTTCCTGCTCATCGACGTGGACGGCGTGCTCAACGCGATCAACGGCAGCCAGAGCCGCAAGACCTACGACATCTTCCAGGTGGGGCCCTACTGGATCCGGATGCGGCACGAGCTGGGCGACTGGCTGTACCGGCTGTCGGACCACTACCACCTGACCTGGTGCACGATGTGGGACGACGAGGCCAACCTGGAGCTGTCCCCCAAGCTGGACCTGCCGAGCCTGCCGTACGTGCCGTGCTGGGACAGCCAGGACGTCTTCCCGAGCTGGAACGGGCTCGACCTGCACTGCAAGGTGCCCCCGATCGAGGAGCATCTGAGGGACCGGCCGTTCGCCTGGATCGACGACACCATCGGGCCGGGGGACCTGCTCTGGAGCGCGTGGCGCGACGATGAGGTAGCCCCGACCCGGCTGCTGCGGATCGACCCCCGGATAGGACTGGCCGAGCACCACGTCAACAAGCTGATCGAATGGGCGGAGAGGATCAAATAATGCGCACGGCCAGGGGGCAGCTCTGGGGAGGGCACCTGGACGGCCTGCGGGCCAACGTGGAGATCACCATGCTCGGCGAGCCTCCCTGCTGCGTGGTCGTCCCCGCCCTGCCGCAGGGGGCGCTGCCCCCGCTGCTGCTGGAGGGCCATGCCGAGGTGGCCTACGAGGGCGTCAAGACGGTGCGCTACGAGCTGGACCCCGAGCACATGGGCACCGAACTGCTCTACCGGATCGAGAGAATGGCCGGGACATGAGGATCGCCGCCGCAAGCGCCGGTCCAGGACCGGGACGAGCAAGACAGGAAGGTCGGGAAGCGGCTTCTGGGACGCCGTCCTCGACTTCTTCGCCGAACCGTTCACCTGAGAGGAGGAGCGGCTGATATGTGCACCAAACCTTGCGTAGTGTGCAACCTGATGTGCGCCAAGGGCAGCGGGTGCAACGGGAAGCACCTGTGCGAAAGGCACATTCTCTACGACTGAGCGACCCTGAGCGGCCCGCAGAACGGCGAACGGCCCCGGAGGCTTCCACCCCCTCCGGGGTCGTTCTGTGCACCTGCCAGGAGCACGCTCAAAAGCGCATGAGGGGCATCCGCACGGGGCGGTGCCGCCTGCGCGCGGGCGGGGTCCGCCGGGCGGGCTGGCGGCGCTCGACCGCCCGGGTGATGTCGGTGATGTAACCGTCCTCGGCCACCTGGTGCACGCTCTGGCCCGGCTGGCGGTGCCTGCGCAGGTGCTTGCCGATCTCGGTCATGCTGCTGCCGGTGAGCACGGGCCGGTGCCGCAGCAGCAGGTCGTAGGTGTCGTCGCCGTTCGGCCGGATCTGCCAGTCGATGACGCGGCGGGAGGGCATGGGGAGGCTCCTGGGCGAAACGCAGAGAGGGCCGGGGAGACCCGGCCCTCTCATTATGCTCTGCTTCTCAGCGGCTCACCATCCAGACCGCTTTCCGCACTCGGGGCCCAGGCCCATCGCGCGGAAGGGGTTCTCCTCCACCGGGGCGGTGAGGGTGCGCCCGCAGGCGCAGCAGGAGCCGCTGGCCTCGGCGTAGGCGGCGGCGGCGGCCCGGGGGTCGCCCACCAGGACGCGGACGGCCTCGGCCAGTCGCTCGTTGCCCTGGTGCTTGCGCCAGATGACGACGTTGCCGCTGGGGGTGACGTGGCCGACGTTGATGTAGTCGCTCTCGTTGTCGGGGCCGACCAGGTGGCCGACCAGCAGCTCGCCCGGCTTGAACTTGGAGTCCTCGCGCTGGCGGCGCACTCGCAGGGTCTTGTGGCCGCCGTCGGCGAAGACGACGGTGAACTTGCCCTCGATCAGCGGGGTGGTGGTCTGGATGACCGGGGCCTGCACCGGGGCCGCCTGGCCGTCGATGCGCGGAACCTGGCGCAGCCAGGTGTAGATCTCGTCGAACCGGGCCTTGCTCATCTTCTCCCACTCGAAGTAGTCGAAGCGGCGCTGGGCCTCGGCCGCGTCGAAGCGCTCGAAGAGCATGTCGCGGATCAGCTTGATGCGGCCCTGGGTGACGTAGGGGCGGCGCGGGGTCCCGGCGGGCTTGGCGGCCCGGGCCTGGCTCTCCTCGGCCTCACGCGCGGAGTCGATCACCTTGGCGAACCGGGCGCGAAGGTCGGTGTCGAGCTGCATCTCTGCCTCCTGGCTGGTCTCTCTTGGGTACCCCAAGGTTACCAAGCTAGGTGGGGAAGAGGAAGGACTTTGATTAAAAAATCTCAGGAATCTGCGGGGGGATCCTCGGCCTGCGGGCGCGACCCGTTGCGCGTCCGCCGCCCCTTCCGGTACAGGTGCACGAACACCACCACCCGCCACCACACCACCACCATCATCGCCAGCGCCATCACCAGCGTGATGACCCGCTGGAGCGGGATGCCGGGCCAGGTGAACCGCAGGATGGAGACCAGGTAGAGCAGCGCCACCACCACCGAGTAGCCCATGACGTGGCGGCCGATCTCGCTGCTGCGCCAGCGCAGCCGCAGGTGGTACCAGATCGGGAAGCCGACCGCCGCCGGGACGGTCAGGTAGACGATCGTCTTGTACAGCAGCGGGTACAAGTCATCGAAGGTCATCACTCTTCCCGCCCTCCCCAGATCAGGCTGGTCAGCGCATCAGAGAAATGGTTGTCCTCGCGGGCCGCCCGTATGGAGTCGAGCACCTCGCGGATCTCCGTCACCAGCTCGTCGGTACGCCGCTTATTCTCCCGCGACTGCGCCAAAGTCTCACGGGCCTCTTCGGGGTCCGGTAGAGAAATTTCGGACTCGGCGGGCGGTGGAGGCGCAGGCGGAGTCGCGTGCGGCTCCTCCCGTCTCGGCCTCCACCACTTACCCATCCTGGGAGTACTCCCCCTGGTTTCCCGGCCCCCAAGCAGGACGCTCCCATCCCTGGGCCTGCAAGCGGGCCTCTTGAAGGGCACCGAGGACATTCTGCACCGTTCTCCCTATCTCCAAGGTCGTCTCGCGAAGCAGAGCCTCTTGGGAGCGGCGAGCCTCCTCGGCCAGGTCGTACGCTTTCTGCAAGCTCTCGATCTGTCTGCTGGCCTCGGCCAGCCGGGCGTCCCGGTCCTCACGCGCCTCCCGGACGCGGGCGTCCCGGTCCTCGCGCACCTCCTTCAGTGCCGACTCAGGGCGGAGCTTCCCCCGCAGCATCGAATAGAACACGGCGGTCAACGCCAGAATGGCCGCACCCAGCAAAGAAGCCAGCGTCGGGGTGTTCAGGACACCGGTCGAACCCTCGGCCGCTGCGACGTGCCACATCAACGCCCCGACCTCCCTTGACGCCGTGCATCCCGATCCGGCTTCTCACCCGCTTCTTCGGTCATTTTGCCCCCGTTCCTCGCCTCTTCCGGCGTCGCCATCGAGAGATGAACAGGGAGGTGGTTGAATAGGAAAATAACTAACTCTCGCCCAACGCGAACCTCAGCGCGAGGTTCATCTCCTCTCCGCTGAGCGCCTTACCCTGGCGCAGCTTTTCCAGCAGCCCGGCCCGCTCGCGCTGCTCGGAGGTGAGCCCGTAGTCGGGGTCGGCCTCGTGCGCGGCGATCACCCGGCGCAGCACGTCCTCCTGCACAGGCGGGCACACGTGCAACCGGCTGGGGTACGTCGGCGTCGGCGCGGCCCCCGTCCGGGAGCGGGAGAGCGTGAGCTGCACCTGGACACCCGTCTCCGCCTCGATCTCGTCGGCGAGCTGGGGCAGGCCGACCTCCTTGGCCACGTCCACCGAGACGCACTCCCTGTCCCCGAAGGGGTTGGCCTGCGCCAGCAGCTCCCGGTCCGCTATGAAGGCCGTCGCGCCCGGCGGGAACGTCACGGGCACCGGCGCGTCGGGGGTGCTCACATCAGCCACAGCGCGTCGTCCTCCTCATCGTCGCGAGCCTCCAGCTCCGCATAGTGCGTCCCGGCGATGTCCAGCCGGTCGGTGTTGGACGCCTGCACGCCCGGCGACTCGTGGATCAGGGCGTCCTGCTCGGCGCGGGAGAAGCTGCTGGCCGCCGTCTTGGCCAGATACTCCTGCGCCGCCCGCGCGATGTCGGAGCCGGACTTGTTCTTCGGGCCGCCGTCCATCAGCGACTTGGCCGCCGCGCTGCGCTGGAACTCGGCCACCACGTCGGCCGCGTCCTGATCCGCCGTGCCCTGGGTCTGCATCGAGGGGTCCTCCGGGCTGAGGGCGTCGGGGTTGACTGACCACAGGCTGTGCTCGTTGACCAGGTCCACGTCCCCCAGCGAGGCGGTGTGCTCCTCGCCGTCGGTCTCGGGCAGCGCGCCCTCCGGCTCGTCGTGCAGGAGCGCCTGCGCGCCGTTCTCGGTGCCGTCGGGGACCACCGTCTCTGGCGGCGAGCCGGGCGGGCGGCCGGTGACGGCCTTCTCGATCACCTTGGGCGCGACCGTCCGCACCAGCGGGACGATCGCCTGCCAGAACGCCTCGGCGGTCAGCGCCTGGGCGAGCCGGGGCAGCATCTGCGGCCCGGTGATCGAGCCCCAGTTGTGCGGCTCGCCGCCCGACAGCGGGCCCGCGCTGGCCGGGGACTCGTCGGGGTTCCACGGGGCGGTCGGCCCGGCCGGGTCCATCAGGGACGGCTCGGTGTAGCCGGAGGTGTCGCCGAACAGGTCGTTGACGGCGGCGGTGACGACGTGGGCGGCCGGGTCGCCGTCGTCGAGCGAGGCGAGCGCCACCAGCAGCGGCGGCTGCTCGGGCACGCTGGCGCTGCGCCGGATGTGCCGACCCTCGTCGATGTCGTACTTGACCACCACCTTGGAGGGCACCCAGCGCGGCCGGGTGTCGTCAGCCTTCACATCCCGGCCGAACATGCCCCGGGAGGCGGCCTCGTACTGGAGCGCCAGCGCGTGGCTGCACATGCGCCCGGCGAAGCGCGAGAGGTCGTCTGCCGCCCCCCAGTGGTAGGCACCCCACTTGCACCCGCAGGCGTACATCGCGACGCTCTGGCGGCGTCCTGGGGCGCGCTGGAGGGCCGTCTCGTAGACGTTGTGGTCGCCCTTGACGTCGGCCACCACCGTCATGCCGTCCGAGTACTTGATCGACACGCCGCCCTGGGAGCGGATCCGCTTGGCCTTGGCCTGCACGTCCTTCCAGGCGGCGGTGACGTGGAAACGAAAATCGTTGTCGGTGGCGGCGGTGACCAGCATGTTCAGCCGGTGGATCGGCAGCTCGTCGTGGCGGGCGTCCTCCACATCCTGGGAGACGGCCTCCTCGCTGCTCATCAGCCGCCCGTAGGGATCGGGGGCCGCCGCGCCGCCCCAGGCCGGGTGGTAGCCGCCGGGGGCCTTCAGCTCCTCGCCGAAGCCTCTCTCGAACTCCTTGCGCCGCTCCGCCCGCTGACGGGCCTTCTCGCTCTCCTGCCGCGCCAGCGCGCGGAACTTGGCCCGGTCGCCGCCCGCCTGCTCGTGCAGTTCCCGGAGCCGCTTGCTCCAGGCGTCCCCAGCGTCGGCCGCGTGGATCTGGGGCAGCGAGGACTGGCGCTGGTGCGGGAACCGGCCGGTGCTGGTGAAGAGCTTCATCTGCTCGCCGGTCCCGGGCGGGTTCAGCGGTCCCCGGTCGGGGGTGCGGTAGCGCTCCTCGTGCTCGCGCCGGATGTCGGCGCGGTCCTCGCGCAGGCTCATGCCGCCCCGGGTCGGATCGTGCGTCAACGGCATGCCGACCGGCTCGGGCTCAGCGAAGGTGTGGTTGCTCCTGCGCCCGCCGGATGCGCCCCACGACAGTCCGTACAGATGGAAATTGACCGGGCTGTCGAGCGTCTGGAAGTGCGCGGACCGGCCGTCGGTGTCGAACTGGGGCACCTCATCGCCATCGGAGGTGGACTCATGCACCTCGTCGTGCTCGAAGGGCCTGGCGTGGAAGATCACGTGCGTAGCGGGCCGCCGGGTGCCGCCCGGGGGCAAGTTGTCCGCCACCCTCCACGCCCGCTCCGTGGCCTCGCTGGGAAAGCGGTGCCAAGGCCCGTGGGGCATGTTGCCGCGTCCCATGATGTCCAGCAGCCGGTGTGCCCGGTCCTTCTCCGGCAGCGTGGGGTTGTGCACGAAGGCGTGATCGTCGGGGGTCAGGTACAGCGAGGTGCCGTGGTGGAGCGGGACCCCCCGGGGATCAGGGTCGTGGTCGGGCTCCTCATCGTCGTCCTGGTGGTCCATCTCCTCGTGCTCGTAGGTGGAGTGGTTCGTGTAGTCGTCGCAGTGGTCGCAGTACTCCTTGTCCTCGCCCTCGGAGTCCTCGCTGCGGTTCTCCTGGAGATCGTGGTCGTACTCCTCGCCGTGGTACTCCCACGGCTGGTGCCGCCACTCGTCCACCACCGGGTGCTCCCTGGAGTGGTGGCCGGGGTCGTTGCCCTCGTTCCTGTCGATGTCGGCGGCCACTTCACTGGGGGTGAAGTAGTTGTTCCAGCCCTTCTCGGGGTGCACGTTGTGCACGTTGCGGTGCTCGTGCCCCTCGGGCTCCTCGTAGGACTTCCACCAGCGCAGCCCGTCATTGGTCCGCCAGCCGTGGTTGATCCAGGCGCTGGGGTGCTTGACGTACAGGTCGTCCATCATCGCCGAAGCGACGCCCCTGCCCCTGACCTCCGGGCCGCCGAAGGTGTGCAGCATGTTGACCTTCAGCGCCTCCCCCCGGGGGTGGAGGTGGAAGTCGATGCTGCCGACCGGCTGGCCGCCCAGGTACCCCACCAGTTTGCGGTGGTGCCAGGAGTGAAAGCGGTCATCGGGGTGGAACTCGTTGTGGACCTCGGTGTGAAAGCCCTCCGGCCGGGGGTGGTACTTCGACGGCATGGCCGTGTGCCGGTTGGAGGGCGGGGGCAGGTCGTCGGGATCCGGGCAGGGCCCCTCGTGGCCCACGCCGCACAAGTCGCCCTCGTCGAACTCGCCGTCCTCATGCGCCCCGTCGTCGGGGTGATCGTCGTGGTAGTCGTCGAAGGCTCGCGCCGCCAGCCGGGTGTCGATGCCGAGGGGGTCGGAGTGATACTCCCCCATGTCCCGCATGACCTGACCCTCGCCGTCGTCATCGACGATGGGCGCGGCCGGGGTGAGGCTTAGGCCGCCGTCCGGTCCGTCCTGGTACTCCAGGGATGCGGTGTAGGTGAGCGAGGCGGGATCAGGGCGATCGTGCAGCAGCGTGCCCAGCTCCGGGTAGTCGTCGGAGGCCAGGTGGATCCCGGCAGCCTCGCTCTGGCCCACCGAAGCCTCCACCGGAGCCGACGCGGTGATCTGACCGGCGTCGTAGGTACCGCCGCCCAGGCCGCCCTCCAGCCGGATCTCGTACTCCTCAGCGCCCGGGAAGGGGCCGTCGTGCACCGCGACGACCCGGCCGGGGCCGTCGATCGTGATCACCCGGTCACCCTGCCGGTACTCGGCGTAGTCCTCTGACACCACAGCCTGCCTGCGGACGGCGACGGTGTCGTGCCTGCGAGCGTTACGGCGCATTCCCATATGAGCCTCCTCAGCCCTTCTCACGGAGCAGGGAAGACTCTCACAGGCGTCCTACCCGCGCTCATCATCGGCCTCGTACTCCATCCCTTCGATCTGGTCGAGCGGGACGTGCCGCCGCATGCCGATGTGGGTGGGCGTACCGAAGTCGCCGCCCTTCGGGTTGGCCTGCGCCAGGAGCTTTTGCAGCTCCGCCGTGCGGCGCTCCTCGTCCTCGATCCGGTTGATCTCGGCGGCCTTGGCGGCGATGGCCTTGTGATCGGGGCGCGGGGCGTGCTCGGCGGCGACGGTGCGCATCCGCCGCGCCCGCCGCCACAGCTCCGCCTGGTCCAGGGAGGAGGACTTGGGCATGTCGGCACGCTGCTCATCAGATTCGTCGGGGCGGTTCTTGCCGGGGTCCTTGTCCTGCGGCTCGGGGGCCGGGATGACCGGCGTGCCGGGGATCTGCGGCTCGGGGAAGGAGGGCACCGGCTGCCCGGGCGGCACCATGGTCGCGTCCTCGGGGGTGGGGGCGATGTTGGGGTAGATCCCGGTGGGGTCCATGCCCATCGTCGGCGTGCGCATCATCATCGAGTCGGGGGCCGGGAGCTGCTGCGGCCGGGGCTCGAAGTCGGCGCGCAGGTCCTGCGGGATCGGCAGGTTGTTGTCGCGCAGTGCCTGGTACTGCCGCTTGCGGGTCTCCTGCTCGGCGACGGCCAGCTCGACCTGCTCGTCCTGGCGGCGCTTGATCTCCTCGTTGAAGTCGATCGGGATGTTGATGAGCCGCGTCTTGATCGACACCGGCACCCCCGACTCGGCCAGCCCCTCCAGGAACTGCCGCTCGGTCTCCTCGTCGCGCAGGTTCATGGTGCGGAACTTGATCTCGGGGACCAGCAGCTTGGGCTGCTCGACGATGTACTCCTCGCCGGTCTCCTCGTCGACTTCGAGGATCTCCTCGGTGATGACGTAGCGCTTGCCGTTGCGCTCCTCGTAGTCGTAGTGCTCCTGGGCCTCGGCCACGATCAGCGCCCGCTTGCGGTAGTGCCGGGCGATCATCTTCTGGTAGGTGGTCAGGAGCTGGGCGATCAGGTCGCGGTTGAGGGCGTCGGCGGCGTAGGTCTCGCCCGCGTCCGCGCCGGTGAGCATCGTCTTGGACAGCCCGAAGGTCTGGAGGATCCGGTCCTCCAGCCGCTCGAAGTCCCCGGTCAGGTCGGGCATCTGCTCGCGGCCGAAGACCGGCTCGATCTGCACCGCGAAGTGGTAGATCAGTGCGCGGAAGTCGGCGGCCAGCGCCGCGTCCAGCGCCTCCTCGAAGTCGGCGAGCTGATCCTGGCTGGGAATCCAGGGCTGCTCGGTGCCCAGGTCGGTGGCACTGGCTCCGAGCCGGGCCAGGATCAGCGGCGTGTACAGCCGGTCGGCGATGGCATCGACGGCCGAGTTCAGCATCTCCTCCTGGATCACCGCGCGCATGGCGCGGGTCAGGATCGGCACGCCGCGCACGTTGAAGGTGTCGCCCTTGAAGCGGAGCTGCTGGAGCAGCACGTTGGAGACCGGCATCCGGGCGTCGTCGGCCCCGTAGTGCACCAGCTCGGGGTAGGACTCGATCAGCCTGGTGTACTCCCAGGCGGGCTGACGCTCGTTCAGCACCCGGCGAATGGTCTCGGGCAGCCGGATGAAGTAGCGCGGGTCCTTCATGAAGGGACTGCGCTGCACTTCCACGTCGTCAGCGTTCAGCAGTTCTTCAGAGTCCCAGATGCCGAGCTTCTCGTTGAAGGTGGCGAACGGCCACGCCTCGCCGACCGTCCAGTACTCCCGGCCGAGGTCCAGGACGAACTCCTCGTAGTTGAGGTTCTCCTCGCCCAGGAACAGGTCGGAATAGAATTCCGTGAGCTTGTCGTCCTTGCACCGCAGCTCCATTCCCAGCAATGGGAACTTGGAGTAGATGTCCACACAGGACGCGACCATCGGGTGCGTAAGATACAGCAGCCGCGAATAGAGTCTGATCTTGCGCAGCTCGTCGGGGTCGGCGAAGTCGTAGGGAAGGTTGTTCTGCCGCCAGTAGAACAGCGGATCCCTGGGCCGCCCGGTGGCGAAGCTGATGTCGGCTCCGGACCGCCCAGCGGCGTTGCCGCCCGACGACAGCGCCCCCTGCCTGCGGTTGATGGCGCGGTTGCGCGCCATCTCGGCCCGGGTCTTCTCCTCGCCGGTCAGGCTCTCGTCGATCTTCCCGGTGCTGCCGAAGCGGCGGAACATGTCCAGCCGCTCCAGCATGCTCTTCTTGTCGTCGCTCACCTGGTCCCACGCTCCTCTCGGATGCGGGCGATCATCGCATCACGGTCGGGTGCGAAGCGAATGGCCAGATGCCGGACGTAATCGTCCTCGGTGAGCCGGGCCCCGGCGGTGGTGCGGAAGAGAGGCAACGAGGACTGCTTGGCGAACGGGGGCGGCTCCTCCTCGTCCTCCTCGGCCTGCTTGCCCTCGGCGTCGTCGTCGGGGAAGCCCTCTCCGCCGTCGTCGGCCCACGGCGGGGCGGCCCCGGCGGCCGGGTCCATCGGGGCGGGCGGGAAGCCGCCAGCGCCCATCGCGGGGTCCCCCATGGGGGTCTCCACCTGGCCGGGCATGCCGGGGATCTGCTGCGGCATGCCGTTGATGGTCTGCGGGAAGTTGGGGTACTGCGGCTGCACCTGGACGGTGAAGTAGTGGTGGCAGAACTCGCACTCGACCGAACCGTCCGCCCGTCCGATGATCTTGCCCGCCCCGCAGAACGGGCAGTTCATCGTGTGGATGTTGTCCTCCAGCACGAAGGACTCGGTCTCCGGCACGCGCGGGCAGTAGACCGTCTCGACCTCGCCGTGGTCCTCCACCGAGACCACCGTCCAGCCGAAGCGCTCCTGCGCCGGAAGCCTCCAGGCCGCGCGCTGGTCGTCGCGCAGGAAGAACGAGGGCGACAGATCGGCTGCCGACAACCCCATCTCGTGGATCAGGGTCGGCTCGGCACCGTATCCACGGCGCAGCTTGCTGGTCGGCGCGTAGGTCCCGATGCCCAGCAGGTTCGCCACGTCTCGCACGTGCAGCAGCGTCTCCAGGGAGGCGCTGGAGAGCGTCACCTGGCCCCGTGCCGAGACGTGGCCGTCCATAGCGAAGTACCCCATGAGCCAGCCGCGCAGGTAGCTCAGCGACTCGGTCAGCTCCGGGAGCTGCTTGGTGTAGCCCGCCATGCCCGACTGGTAGCGCAGGCCCTGCACGCCACTCTCGGTGACGTACGTGCGCGGCTCGGAGGCGGCGACGTCATCGAAGTACTTCGCCAGATCCCGCTTGGCTCCCCACAGCGTGATGCCGCCGTAGGTGCGCCCCGCCTGCCGGGCGATGTAGCCGTCCCCGAAGACGGCCCCCATCCGGATGCCCTCCCGGTCCGGGTCGCCCTCGAAGAGCGGGGCGCGCAGGTGCGCCAGCCTGTGGCCGGGCCGCAGGTGCTGGGTCAGCACGATCCGGTCCGGCCGCCGCACCAGCCAGCGGTGCTCGGGAGTAGCCCGGATGACCTTGGTCTGCTTGTTGCGCTTGAGCGTGACCCGCAGGACCGGCTGCTCGCCGAACTCGTGGATCATCGCCTCCACCCACCGCCCCGAATGGACGGCCGAACGAGTCCCGGTGAGAACCCGCTGGACGGTCCCCACGGTCTCAGCGAGGGTCTTGGTCCCCTCGACCGTCAGGTAGCGGGTGTCGCCGGTGAAGCAGTGCCGCAGCGCCTCGTTCTCGGTGGCGTCGTGCGCCAGCATGCGCAGGGTCGGCAGCTCGGCTATCGCCGTCTCCTTCTTCGCGGTGTGCTGGTGCGGCTCGGGGAAGTCGTGTCGAATCCAGTCGTTGATCGGGTAAGTCCCGTGCCCGCTGCCGTAAGTCTTGGGCCGCCAGGAGATCCCCGTGATGTGCACTGGAGCGCCCTCCTGGAGAGGAATCTCGGCCTCTTCGTGATCGTCGTAGCCGAACACCTGACCGCGCTTGAGATTGCGCCAGTCGGTCTCGATGTGCTCGCGGTCCGGCTTGCGGGCGTGGATGATCACCTGAGTGTCGCCGTGACCAGCCGTACGGGTGGTGAACTCTTCGGCGGCCGGGCGGTGATCGGTCCAGTGCATGCCGAGGTTGCGCCTGGTGATGTGGCTCATCAGGAGCTTGGCCTGCTCCTCACGGGAAAGGGACGAGCCCCGGTTGTTCGTGCCGTGTATCTGAAGGCGGTCCCAGTGCGGCAGGCTGATCGGCATACCCCGGTGGATCTCATCACCGACATTGTCGTAGTGCTCGTCCCAGTCGGTGTAACCGGTCTCGTGATCCTCGGTCGTCTCATAGTCCTGGTGTCGTTCACCGCAGGCCCGGCACTCCCGGTGGCCCTCGTTGACCGAGTGCTCCTCGCCGCACTCGTCGCAGTCCTTGACCTCGTCGTCGGGGTCGGTCTCGGGTTCGGAGTACTTGTCGATCATCCGCTGGTACCAATCGGCCTTGGGCGAGCGGGGCGGGGCGGAGGGCCTGGTGGAGAACAGCTCACCCTGCTCCCAGTCGGCCAGGGAGCGCAGCGAGGCGAAGTGGTGGTCGTCCTCGTCCCAGTCGTCACTGGCCTCGTCGTTGAACGGGTTCTGCGACCACTCGTGCTCCTGGTGCTGGCTCATCGGCACCTCGTCCAGGACCTCGAAGCCCTTC